GCTTCTCTCTCAGCGCCCGCATCTGGGCTCCGATCTCGCGGTGATCGAGTTCCTTGCCGGTCCCGCCGCACCGTTGACACGTTCTCATCACGCGAACACCGCCATCTGCCGCTTCATGGGATCGCTCCCCGGCCGCGCTTAGGGCCCGCCCACTGCGCGTTCCATGAGGTGAAGCACTCGCGGATGTCCTCTAGGCACTGCGCGTCGCTCTGGTCCTTCAACTGCTTCCACGTGATGCCGTCGCCCTCCGGGAAGCACGAGGCCCAATAGCCGCGCGCGCGGAAAGCGGCGAGAGCGCCGCCATTGCCATACTGGCCGGGGTTATCGTCGTTGAAGACCTGCGACCTCGGCGCGCAGGGATGATCCGGTGGGAAGAGGTTGTAGCGAGCCGGGAACTTGCCCGGCCACAGGATATTGCCCATGGCGATTCCGGGACGGTGTGGATAGACTTTGACGGAGAGCATCACGCGAAACACCTCCAGCGCCCGCTCGGGATGGTCGGTCATTAGTCGAATGAACCGCTCTCGGAATCGGCCGCACTCGCACTCGTCGTCTCCCTGACACTCCCATGCGCCGCCCGGGAATCCTGGTAGCGGCACATGGAGATCGCGTGCATGACCCGCAGTCGAAATTCCCAGACGGGCACATGTCTCATGACGTTCCTCCGAACACGGCCAGCGCCGAGTCGGGATGGTCGGTCGCGCGATGCGCGCAGACCTCCAGCGTCGCAGCGTCGTCATCGTCGGCGCGTGCACGGCTCCGGGCCGCCGCTCAGCAGGTGATACTGTCCCGCCGGGGCGCTCGGATACGGTACCGTCTCCCATCCCTTGGCGCAGCCCTCGCACTCCGGTGCCGGCGGTTTCGGTGCTTTCGGCGTCCACGGGGGGCCGGCGATGCGGTCGTGACTCATGGCATTGCGGCGGCTCTCGGCGCGACCCTTGGGGCGGGTCATCGGCGCGCGAAATACTCGGCGTTGCGCTCGGGCGACAGAATCAGCAGCCCCCGACCATCCTGAAGGTCGATGTGTCCGTCGCCCCGGCCGTGGCCACAGCACGAGCCGCGCATGTCGATTCCGGCCACCTGGAGAGCAGCGACAAGCGGCGCGATACAGGCGTCGATCGGCGCTTCTTTCCACTTCTCCCTGCCCTCAGCGGCAAGGTCGGCGGGGATCTTCACTTGCACCGGAATGCTCGTCCCGTGCGCGCACATCACTCGGCGACCGCCGTCATCGCGGCGAGGGCGCGCTCCAAGAGCCGGCGCACGGTCGCGGGATCGCCCCGAAAGACGAGATAGGCTGACTCGCCGAGACGCTTGTCGTGCGCGGCGCCGATCGAGATTCGGAACGCCAGAGGATCATCCGGGAGCTGCCGGACGAGGAACCCGCCGCGCTGCTGCTCCATCACCATCCGCTCGAACGGTGCGCCCGCCGTGATGAGGTTCTCACCACGAGCCGTCATCTCTTCGGCGAGCTTGCGGAGATCCGCGAACGCTGCGGACCCGTCATAGTCATCATGGGTTTGCATGGTCAGTCCCCTCTCGTCGCGCTTGTCGTCTGCCCCCGAGGCCATGCGCTTGATGGAGACGTGGCCTTCGGCCTGCGGTGTCCGTGCTTTCACGCGGCGCTCTCCTCGCGCGCGACGGCCTGCTCTCGGCCGGCCTGCCGTAGCAGCTCGCGCTCAAGAGAGGAAATGACCTCGGCCTCGGGCACGCCGACATGGAGCAGCGTGCGCGCCCTGCGGAGCGCGGCGGCCTGGCATGCCAGCCGATGTTGTTCCTCAGAGGTCGAGACGAGCTGCGCATTGATTCGCTCGAGCAGTGACATTTTCGACCTAGCCCCCGTGGACGAACGCGGCGATCGCGGGCGCGGCGAACGACCAGGCGATGATCGCGGCAATCGTGGCGGCCACCGCGAGCCAGTCACGCCCGGTGGGCCAGCTCGGCGCGGCCGCAGTGGCGCGACCGCGATACATCCGGGGCCGCTGGCCGGCGAAGGGAATGAGCCGCTGCCTCGTGTCGGCGGGAGAAGAGAGCAGGGCCAGCCGTTGCTTCGGCTCGCGCGCAGGATGCCGCGCACCTGTCACGGTGTGCCGGCGCTGCGCGCCCGCCCGAGTGCGGGGCCCCGGGGAAGCTGGTAGCAGGGCCCGGAGTTGAACCGGGTCTCCAGGGTTATGAGCCCTAGGCCGAGACCGCCCGCCCTGCATCATACTGCTACGCCTCGATCAGCGCGTCGGCGTCGACGAGGGCCGTGACGGGGTCGGCGACCTTGTCGGCGAAGCCGTAGGTGCCGCCGAGGCGGTAGCCGTTGGCGACGACCTTCGCCTTCGCGACGATCGGGAGATTGGTCTGCGGGTCGTGCGCGGTTGCCGGCCCCTCCGAGATCGACTTGATCTCGGCCGGGGTGCCCGCGATGAAGTAGCAGCGCCCCTGTCCGTCGGTGGGCTCGCCCTTCGTGAGCTGCTTGAACTTGACCATGGGTCACGCCTCCTCGGTGAAAGGTGGTCGGTCACTCCGCGCCGAAGTACTCGGCGGGGATCGGCTTCGAGGTCTCGGCCTTGATCCAGGCCTGGTCGTCGGCCGTCTCGCGACCGGCGCGGAGCGAATCCGGGATGTGCGGCACGTGGATCTGCTTGCGGCCGAAGAGATGCGGGTACTGGTGCTCCGCGCATCGGGCGATCATCGGGATCGCGCTCATCGACGGCCGTCTCCTACCGCCTCGCAGCGCTCGCGCATCTCGGCCACCTCGCGAATCTTGATGGCCGTCCGGGCGAGGTCGGTATGGCAAGCGATCCGCTCGCGCAGGCAGCGGGCCATGATGCTCTCGCACCAGTCGGCGAGGTCGGTCAGCGTGCAGCGGTCGACGTAGCCGTCACGGTTCTGCTCGTCGTGCCACACGCGAATCTGTTCGGGTGTCGGGACTGGCGTCGCCGGTTCCGGGCTCGCCAGCATGAAGTCGTAGTCGTTGCACATCAGGCGACCTCCTCCTTGACCCACCTCGTCGCGTTGCGCATCGTGGCCGCGACCTCGGCGGCGGTGCTCCGGGCGTTCCAGCCGAGGATGCGGGTGAACGACTCGAGCCCGAGTTCCCTCGTGAGGGCGTCCTTGACGGCGGCTGAACTCCGGCGCGTCGCTGGTGACGCCACCGCGCTGGGCGACATAGGCGATGGCCATGACCGCGCAGAGCCGCTTCGGCTCGAACTCGCTGACATCCCCCCGCCAGAACACGCCTGCCTCCTCGATCTTGTCCGCCGCGGCTTCCAGGATTTCGCGTGCAGTCATCGTGGTCTCCTTCACGCCACCTTCCTCGGGCGCCCGTGCGTCCCGCGCCGCGCATCCTCGACGCCATAGGCCTTGATGAGCCGGCAGAGGTACTGCCGCTCGAGTCCGAGCCGCCGCGCCGCTTCCGAGCGGTTGCCGGCGCAGTCGGCCAGCGTGCGGGCGATCAGATCGCGTTTGAACGCGTGAACGACCTCGGCGTACTTGGTCATCTTCAGTTGTCCTGCGCGCGCGCATCGCGGTAGAACGCATCGAAGAATCCAGCCATGAACCAGAAACGCCGCACGCGCTCCCACTCGACCCGGGCCAGTCCTCGCCGCTGCCGACGACGCGAAGTCATGCTGCCCACCGGATGCCGATCAACAGCAGGACGAGGATGATGACGAAGAGGATGGCGTACCCGACGACGACCGCCGAGACAATGAACCACGAGAGCGGCATGTCGGGTGGCCAGAGGACGCGGCGCCAGATCATCGCGCCGCCCCCATTTCATCGACATAGAGCGTCGGCATCGGCTCGGGCCGGGCCTTGCAGCACGCCAAGCGCCCGGCGAAGAGCGAGCGAACGGCGTTCACATATGGCTGCTGCCAGTCCTCTAGAGTCCGAGGCCCCTCCGTCCACGCGAGCGGCTCCGCGAGCAAGGTCTCGGCGGCCGCCAGCGCCTCGGACTCGACGGCGAAGCAAAGGACGTGATACCCGCTCTCGACGTGGACCACGAACCAGCGGCCCGCCTGATGTAAAACGTCGGATCGTCCGGGTCCTCCCCGTAGCATCGCCGGCACGCGCGTGCGGGTGACGCGGCGCGTGAGCGTCACCATGCCTTCGGTCCAGCGGGCCGCGGCCGCCGCGCCCATGGTCATCGCGCCTGCGCCTCGGCGGGCATCGGCGCCTTCTTCCCAGAGCCGGCGCAGTACCGATCGGATACCCGCAGCTTCTGCGGATGCATTCGCATCCGCCCGCTCTTGCCGACGACGACGTCGCGCTTGCAGACCGGACAACCGGCGCGCGGCTGCGTGCCGGTGCTCATCCGCCGCTCCGTGCGGGCACCTTCGCGTACCGCTTGGTTCCGTCTGGCACCGCCGAGATCGCCGAGGTGCCATCTGTCACCTCGGCCGGAAACAAAGTGCCGAGTGTGCCGTAGGCCCAGCGATAGTCCCCGCGCAAAATGGCCGCGATGAGACAGGAATTGAGCATTGCGGCGAGGGCGAAGTCGCCGACCGACTGCGTCGCGGGCTTCGCCAGCATCACGAGCTTGTGGATGCTCTCCGGCGCGCGGAGCTTCTCGATGAAGCCCTCCAGATTCAGCGCGAGGCGCGCGTCGCGGGACTCCTCGGTGAAGGCGTTCATCAGGACGGGCATCCGAGGTACAGGCCGATGAGCATCCCGGCCACCAGTGCGGCGACGAGCAGGATGGCGCCGAGCCGTTGCTTCGTGGGCGGGGCCACGCCGAGCGGGTCCATCACCGCACGCTCTCGCCCGGCGGGCGGTCGCCGCGTCGCCATGCGACGGTGCCCGCCGAGACCGGGTCCAGCCCCGCCGCTTCGAGCGCCTGGAGGCAGATCGTCTCGACCCGGCGCGCGAGATCGGACTGGTCGGCGGCATCCGGGAACTCGACCGTGAGCGTGACCATGATCGGCATCAGGCCGCCTCGACCTCCACGTAGGCGCAGTGCTCCAGGTTCACGTGGAACACGTGGCCCCGGCTGTCAGTGATCGTGGCGCGGCCGTCTTGCGAGTAGTCCCCGAAGGCCTCCCGCCAGTGGGCCGGGTCGTCCGCGGTCTCCACCACCAGGGCATCGCGGACAACCGAGAAGTGGAAGGTCAGACGCGAGGGCATGGCTAGCGGCCCGCGCCCTCGGCAAAGAAGCTATCCAGCTTGGCGCCGGTCGCGTTGACGATCTTTAGGAGGGACTCGATGGTCGGCTCGGTCTGCCCGGTCTCCCACTGCGAGACGGCCTGCTTGGTTACCCCGAGCCGACGCCCAAACTCCTCCTGGGACAGCCCGAGGCCCTCGCGTAGGGCCTTCAATTGCTCGTTTCGGAAGATCAGCGTAGGCATCGTGGAGAGATAGTGAGTGAGCACTCACTCGCTTGTCAAGGATTATTTCAAGGCGCCATCCTCGGCCTTGACCATGGCCCAGGGGCTGCCGTCTCAGACGGAACTACGGGAGAGCCTAGGGGAGATCCTCGCGAGGCTATTCCTCGCGAAGCAACGCCGCGAGGGGAAGGGCTTCACCAAGGATAAGCTTTCGACGTCGGTCGTCTCGAGCAAACAGTATTTCGGGATGATCGCCAAAGGCAAGAACAGGCCGAGCTACGCGGCACTCACAGGATTTCTTGAGAAGCTGGACGCCACCCCGACGCAGCGCCGCCAGGCGCGCGTTCTACTTGCGGCGAGCCAAGTCGAGGATGACGAGCTGCGCGCCGAACTAGCCAGCCTCACCGCGTCAAAGGTCCGGTCCTTGCACCCCCGTTCGCGAACCTCGCTCATTCTCTACGCGACGGAGGACGAATTGGCCGATCCTCAATTCACCTCGACCTGGAACCGCGTGGTGGAGATGTACCGCGAACGCAACCAGAACGAGCGATGGAAGAGCTTCCTCGACCTACTGAACCTCGTCGACCGGCAGGCCGGCCGGTCAACATCGCCGCCGAGTGGCGAAGGTCGGCGCCAAGTGACGAACCCCGACAAGTGACGCAATTTGCGGCCCCGCTCGACAATTTTTGTCGCTCGGCTCCGCGGCTCCGCAATACGCACACTCGTCCCGCGTTGAACGCGCGGCGTCGTGCGGTCGTGACCGGGCGCGTGGTATAGAGCGGCGCATGGAACCGGCCGTACTGATCATCTTCGGCTTCATCGCTCTCGGGATCGGAGCTATTGCCTACGTGGCGTGGGTGCTCATCGGGGACGCGACAGGATGGCGCACGGTGCGGCCGTTCGATCCAGAGCGCGCGGCCAAGCGACGACGGGTTGCCTGGCGGGTCACGCTTGCTGTCGCCGGTGGCCTCATCGCCTGGCTCTTTATCTGGCGTCTCGTCACCGGCCCGCCTCAGAGCATGACGATCTCTTCTCCCTCGAATCGAGCCGAGGAGATCGCCAGCACAGCGATTCGGAAGGCTGGGCACCCCTGCGGCACGATTACCTCCGCGACCCTGCTCAGCGACGGCTCGATCCGCGCGACCTGCTCCAACGGCGAGGCATACCGGGTCAGTATGATTGCCGGCGAGCTCGCGGCGATGCGGTGCTCGGCAGCTGCACGCCTCGGGGTCTCGGGCTGCTAATGATCCTCGCCGCCGCCGCCGTGCTGCCCGCGAGAAGGCCCTCAAGAGGGCAAGGACGATCTGTGAACCATCCGACCAGAGGTCGCCGCGGCCCTGCGCCACCGCGGCCATCACCGCCGCGCCCGGACCCGCGCCCGCCCTCGCCGGGACCGACGCCGAAGCGCAACGATCCACCCGCGCGCCCGGCTCCCTCGCGCGATCCCTACCCGGGCCCGCGGCGACGAAACTATCGGACCAGCGCGGGCACGAGCACGACGAGGAGCGCGACGAACGTGACGGCGGCCGCGATCTGCTTGCCCCAGAAGCACCAGCGGCGGGCCCGGTAGAAGGGCTCGCGGCGATCGTAGCCGTCGATGCGCCGATCCTCGAGCCGGAGAATCTCGCGCGCTAGGCGCTCGGTCGCGATGTAGCCGGCTGCGTACTGCAGGAAGTCGATGAAGAGCACCGTGATCGCCAGGAGCCCGACGAAGACGAGCGCGGTGGCCGACAACCGAACGGGAGGAGCCGGCGCTGAGATGAGGCCCCAGAGCAAGAGGACGACGGCGCCCGCGAACCACCGGGCCTGCGTGCTCAGCTTGTCGCTGAGCCAATCCCGATCCCTGATTGTGTCTTCAAGAGTGACCATGTCCCGCCTCCTGGCCCGAGGGTAGCATGGCGAGCGATGGCACCCGACACGGTGGCCCCGAGGTGCGTGCGCGGCCGCCAACGTCGGCGATGACGACCGCGTCGGCCTGGTGCGCCTGGTGCGGCCGCCGGATCACGGTCGGCCTCGTGACCTCTGGCGGAGTGGTCTTTCACCTGGTGTGCTGGCGGCGCCGGCGCGCCGTGCTGCGCTGGGACATGCGGTGACGCGGCAGCGCTCGGGTGGGCGGCGGTGTGGTAGGATGCCGCCACCATCGCCATGACGCCCGCTCACCTACGCGCCGCGCGACGGCGCCTCGGGCTCACGCAGCAGCAGCTCGCCGACGCGCTCGACGTGCATCGTGTGACAGTCGCCGAGTGGGAGCGGGAGCGCACCGATGGACCGCCGATCCCTCGTATCGTGGCGCTCGCGATCGAGGCACTCCGTGTCCGCGAGCGCCGACGGCTCCGGGCGCGACAGCGTCGGCTCGCGCTGCGCGGGCTCGGCGCTCGCCTGCCGGCGCCCGCCACATGACGCACTGCACTACTACTTGTCGCCGGGGGCTTGACACGCACACGTGTAGTGCTAGACTACACGTGTAATCAGGAGTCGCCCCCGGGCGCGCGAGCCCGACGGCCCGGGGAGCCAGCATCGGGCGTGGCCGCCAGGCCAGGAGGATGCGATGAACGAGGCCCACCTCGAGATCAAGGGGCACATCAGCAAGGACCGGATCGTAGTCGGCCCCGACCATACTGGGTATACGTATACCCTCGTCCTCAGCTTCGCGCGGGAGCGGAATGGCTGGGTGCGCGTGAGCGCGCGCAAGAGCACGTGGTCCTACTCCACGACCGAGCGACGCTGGTCATACGACCGCGCGCCGAGCGCGGACGCATCGATCGTCGCGTCGATCGTCGCGGCGTGCGAATCGACGGGGGGCAGGCGATGACATACATCCCGGACGATCCCGAGTCGTGCGGGCGCGCGAGCTGCGCCGAGCGCGCGCAGGAGCGGACGTGCTCGCAGTGTGACGCCACGGCGCTCATCCTCGATTGTGGCCACATGGCCCAGCCGAGGCCGATCGCGGCGGGGCCGGTCCGACGGCCGCGAACTGCATCTCGACTTCTGCGAGGACTGCGCCGAGGAGGGCACGCGATGACGAACCGAGAGAAGATGCGGAGAGCGAGTGCGACGCGGAGGGAGCTGGTGCGGGAGCTGGCGGAGCGGCTGCAAGGGAGCGGCGACCCGGAGTACAACCGCCCCCTGGGGGATCTCATCGCGCTTGGTCTCACACGATTGCGCGCCCTGGTGGCCGCGCTCGACGAGGTGAAGACGAGAACGCTGCTGATCTGGGGTGATGACGACACGTCGTGCAGTGCGTTCGCGTCGCTGCTGGACGACATCCGGCGCGGCGATCTGGACGGCGAGGTGGTGGACCACGACCCCGTAGCCGTCGACTATGCGCTCGCGCACGGGGCGCCCGAGGAGTGGGAGAGCGAATGGGCGCTCGCGGTGACGGCGAGCCCGGACACGCTCGAGCGGATCGCGGCAGCGGCGGATGCGACGCCGGGCGTGCGGGCGTATGGGGATGGTGCCGAGGAGGACACGCAATGATCGTGTGCATCTCGTACCAGCCCTGCCAGGTGCCCGTCGCCGACGAGCGCGGAACGGTGGCGGGGGCCTATGTTGTCCTGATCGACGCGGCTGGCCGCACTGTGGAGCTGGGCGAGATTATCCCCCCGGAGGGCGATGGCCCCGAGTGCTGGCTGGGCCCGCTGGCGGGCTACGCGCCAGAGCATGTCGAGTACGGCGACCTCGAGGACGCGGCGCGACGCGGGGCCGCTGGGGAGACTGGGAGCTTCGCGATCGACGAGGAGGGCACGCGATGAGCACGAAGCGCTATGCCGTGGGCAACAACACCGACTACGACGGCCGGTCGTTTGAGACCAACAACTACCGGCTCGCGCGGCGGGAGTGGAACCGCATCCGGCCGCGAGCCCATGCGGGCAATCGCTACGCGGCGTGGTTCGTCGAGCGCTGCGAGGAGTGCGGCGAGTGGCACGATGTGGCACCGCAGTCGGCGATCGTGCAGATGGGCGCCCGGCAGTGCGTGGCCGCGCTCGACAAGGAGGGCACGCGATGACCACTATCACGCGCGACGGAGAAACGCGGACGATCAAGCGGATCGCCAACGGGCCCGCATGGGAGGGGTGGATGGCGCGGGCGGCGAGTCGGTACGAGTGGGACGAGCACATCGTCCTTGAGTCCAGGACGGAAGCGCGCCAGTGGTGTGCGGCGGTCGGCGAGCCGTTCGCCTCCTGTCAGGTCTGCCGGGTCCGCGTCGAGCCGGGCCTGCTGCGGTGCGTGCGATGCGTTGGGCTGTGATCGGGTGGTGGGACAAGGAGGAGGGGACGCGATGACCACCTATCACGTCGTCGATCCACATTCGCGAATCACGGAGTATCGCTCGTGGACAGCCGCCGCGCGGGCCATCGGGGTGACCGCCACGCCGCGGCCGCGGGCGATGACACGCCCCGGCGATGACGGGGCGCACGAGCTGCTCGTGAGCCACCCGGCGGCCGGCACCTACCGCGTCGTCCGCGTGGACGACTGATGCGCGAGCCTCTCACCTCGGCCCTCCGCGCGCTCGACGACGCGCTCGCGTCGCTGCAGTCCGAGCCCCCTGACCTGGAGTCCGCGGGTCGGGGGCTCCTCGCCGTGCGCGACGCGCTCCGCTCCGCGGAGCTGGACGCGGAGCTGCCGCCGGCGAGGCTCCGCGCGGACCAGGCGCTCGCGCAGATCACGCACGCGCTAGCGACGTGCACGGACGCGCGCGCGGCGGCCATCCGCACGATCCTGCGCCGCGGCGCCGGGCTCATGGGCCTGCCGCCGGGCGCGACGCTCACAGCGCCCGAGGGCCTCGTCCCCGAGCGCCGCGAGCTCTGGGTGACGCTCGCAGATACGATCCGACTCGACACGGTCGGGGTCGATGGCGACTGGCGCGCGGCCGCGGAATGGACACCGACGCGCGCCGGGCAGTGGGAGTCGGTCCTCGCCACGCTCGTCATCGCGCGCGACTGGGAGCAGATCGAGCAGACGGCGGCCGAGCTGCGCGAGGCGTGGCCGGAGGAGCAGCCGGAACCCGCGGCGGCGGGCGAGCCGGCGTGGAGGCGGACGGTGCGCGAGGTCGTGGACCTGCTCGGCCAGACGCGACACACGTTCCGCTCGCGGCAGCTCGAGCGGTGCCGCACGTTGCTGGAGGGGTTGCTGTGACCCGGGCTCGAGCGGTCGACCTTCACGCCGTCAGGAACTCGTGTTTCCCTTCGCGCAGCGTCACCCGCCGCGCGTCGTACCAGCTCGGCAGCGTCCCGCCCGGCCGAATCTGCCGCGTCAGCTCTGGATTGAGGTAGAACGTCGCTCCCTGCGTCGGGTCGTCGACGAGCTTCCAGTAGGCCGAGCAGGCGCAGCGCCAGGCCCGCTCCCACCGGATCGCGTCGATCCCTGTGAGGCGCGCCTTCCGCGCGAGGGCGTAGTCGTCATTGAAGCAGGAGAACTGCCAGGGCTTCAGGATCACCTCGGCGATGCCGTCGTCGCCGCTCCGGTCCATCCGGTTCCGGATCACTCACGCGACCGCGAGCTGGCCACGCTCAGGCTCGCTCTCGGCTTCGAGGAGGACTGTCGTGGCGTAGAGCGTCATCTCGGGCCACATCCGTGGGTCGAGGTGCAGCGGCGGCAGGGGGAAGACGTTCATCCCCAGCACGTCGCGCGGATCGCGAGGAACGCGCCGAGCACGCAGAGGCCCGCGAGCGTCGCGAGCAGCAGCGCGGCCGTGACCGATTCGCTCATCGGGCGTCTCGGTGCAGCCACTCGCACCACCGCCGGTTCCCGTCGCCGCCCGCCTCCGCCGAGCCCCAGATATCACCCCTGACCGTCGCCAGCCCGTCCTCGCTGCCGGCGAGGTCGTCGCGGATGGGATGCTCGCTGCACCGCTCCACCACGACGTAGCGGCCCGTCAGGTCGGCCTCGGGATGGCAGCCGGGACAGATGGAAGCGAGCGTTGGACAGATGAAGGCAGGCAATGCGTCGTCGTTTCTCCTTCCTACGCTCATTCCTGATTCCGCTCCCGGCGCTCGCGGATCTCGCGCGTGAGATCGAGGAGGCGATCGAGCTTGGCACCGCTGCTCCCGTGCCGACGTTCCTCGTTCGTGTCGTGCGCGTCGAGCCGCTCCCGGATCCGCTCGAGCACGGACGTCACCGAGCGCTGCGCCTCGACGTTGGCGGCCTGGTGCGCGGTATTCACCGCGAGCCCGACCTGGATCTGCTCGAGGACCTTGTTGCCCTCGATCAGCGTCTCCTCGCGCCGCGCCACGACGTGGGCGATCAGCCGGAGGCTCACCCAGATGACGGCCACCGACACGACGAGGGCGGCGAACCACGCGAAGGCCGGGTGGCCCAGCAGCCGATACAGCGCGTCGAGGACCGGCGCATCGGGCATGGTCAGATTCGCATCCTCCATCGCCACCGCAGCGCGCCCCATCGCCGCCAGCCGCCGTGAGGCCGCTGCGAGCGGGGCCACCGGGTGCCGCGCATGTGGCGCCGACTGCCGGCGGGGTCCGTGGAGCCGGAGCCACTCGACGTGCCAGTAGTTGGCGCGCTCTCGCCAGTAGCGCTCCAGCTCGCCGAGGGCCCGGAGACGCTCTTCGAGCAGCGTCACGCGCGCCTCGGCGACCGCCCGCGCCTGGCCGAGGGCCAGGAGGGCGGCGCGCGCGTCGGGCGAGAGGGGCGGTGTCATGTCAGAGCGCCGCGCCGATGAGCTTGGCCGATAGCTCGAGAACGCGCTTGATCTTCTCCACGTCCAGCGTGGCCTTGGGCGAGGTGAGCGATCGATTGATCTCGAAGTCGAGCTGTTGCGCCGCCTGGCGATCGAGCGCGACCTGGCGGCAGGTGGCCGCGGGCAGCTTGCCGGTGAGACAGAGGGACTCGGCGTGGGCGAACCGGTCCTTGACGGTCAGGCGAATCGTCGCGTAGAGGTCGCGCGCCGGCTGCAGCGGCACCGCGATGGTGTCCGGCTCCTTCATCACGCTGAGCGTCCCGCCGGGCGCCGTGGCCTGGGAGCCGCAGCCCACGAGCAGGGCCGAGGCGAGCGTGACCGCGAGGGCGAGCCACACGGCGGTCACGTGCCTGTTCCCGTGGAGCGCGCCACGCGGGCCGCGTGCTCCGGCGTGCCGGGCTTGGCGGCGGCGGCAGAATCCTTCCAGCCCTCGCCGATGAACCGGCTGCCCAACACGGCGAGGGCCGGGAGCACGGAGACGGACACCAGGGTGCGCGTCGGGATGCTCGGGTCGGTCCACGCGGTGAAGAACGCGGTGGCCGCGACGACGAGGGCGTGGAAGAGGCCGCGGACGAGTGAGGCGCGGAGTTCTGGGGTGAGCATAGGGTCCTCCTATGAAATGGGGCTTGACATGCGGATATGCGTAGCGCTACGCTCCAGCACATGGGCACGCGCGAGCGCCGGAAGAATCCGGCAGCCGTGGCCCTCGGCCGCAAGGGCGGGAGGGCACGGAGGAAGAGCACGACGCCGGAGCAGCGGAGCGCCAGCGCCCGGAAGGCGGCGCGGGCACGGTGGGGCAAGAAGTGAAGAACACTGGACCCAAGGAGACCGACTATGCGTAAGGCGCTGACAATGGCAATGCTGGCGTGGTACTTCATCGTCTTCTCGCGGAACTCGGATCAGGTCAGTACAGTCGGACCCTTCAATCATCCCGACACGTGTACGTACTTCCGCACGTGGGCCGTGCTCTTGAGCGAGGAGGCTATTTACGAGCCGATCCACCCGCACCGCGAGCCGCTGCCGGCCAATTTCCTCAGCCGGTTCGGGCCGTGCTTTGAGACGCAATCGCCACCTCCTACTTCTTGAGATTCACGCCGAGCATCCTGGCGTCGTTCACGGTGCAGGTCACCGTTGGCTCGACCGTGAGGACGTAGTCTTGCGTGCCGGATGGGCTCGCGTCGAACCCGAGGAGAGATCCGCTCACTGGAACGCTATTGCTAGCCGCCCGTAGCGTGACGGTATCCAGTATAGCCCCGCTGACGTTCGTCTTGCGAAGTCGGAAGATCGCCGGGAATCCGGCGTCCGCGACGAGCGTGGCCTTCGCCTGTACAGCCACGATCCCGCCATCTGTTGGAACGCTCACCGTGATGACGACCTGTTCGTTCAGTTCCGCTGATGAATAGGTGTCATCGGCCGCGTCGTCATAGTTACTGATGGCATTTGCGACGACGTTGACGGTGTCAACCGTTGTCGTCGCGATATCGCCGCTCGACCCACCTGTCGCCTTCGCCGCCCCGCTCGCCCCGCTGGTGCCAGACGACGAGAAACCCGACACGTTGCCGCTGAGATCGGCCTGCTTCAGGAAGAACCAGCGCTGGGACGCGTACGCCTGATTACTGATGACGAAGTAGCGCGCTCGCCCGCGCGCGACCTCGGTGGGCGTCGGGCTCGACGAGGAGTTCGCGGTGTTGGCGTAGACGATGGTCTCGGCGTAGTCGAGCGGGCGGACCGTCGAGTCCACGACGAGGAACAGGCCCGGCTTCGGATTCGTGACGGTGGGCGCGGAGGGCGCGCTCGGCACGGTCGCGTCGGTCGCCGTCGTGACCGCCGTCAGGTCGACCGGCGAGGAGAACAACCCGAAGGTGTTCTCCACGATGGCGCGGAAGTCATAGCTCGTGCCCGGGAGCAAGCCCTCGAGCCGCACGGTGTGCGCTCCGGCCGTCTCCGACTGCGCGCCCTCGATCCAGGCGGTCGTGCCGCTCAGTTTGTAGCGGATGTGCACGCACTTGAAGTTGGACGTGGGCGTCGTGACGTTGAACGTCTCGCTCGCGGAGACGCGGCCGTCGTTGGCGACCGTGGTGCTGCCGGAGCCGGAGCGCGTGAACACGCTGACGGCCGTCGGCGGCGTCTTCGAGAAGTCCGACGCGGTGCCCAGGACGTTGTCGGTCGGCAGCGCGGCCGGCGTGTAGAGGTATGGGGTCCACGACCAGCGGTGAAGCTGGGCCGTCACGCGGGGCAATTCGACCGAGACCTCGCGGACCTCCCAGAGTTCGCCGGCCATGCCGAGGAGCGGCTCGATGATCGGCAGGCGATCGCCCTCGCGGAGCTGCTGGTAGGCCTGGCCGAGAACGACGCCCGTGACGCGCTCCTGGCTCGCGAGAATCTTCTCGGCCCGGTAGTGGGCCATGATGTCGGCCGTCAGGTGCTCGCGGACCAGCGGATAGGTGGCGCGATCGACGCTGGCCTCGGCGTCAGTGCTGATCACGCGGACCGCGCGGAAGAGCGGCCGGCGGTCGCTCGAGGCGTAATCGATCCGGTACTTCACGACGACCTTCCGGATCTGCTCGGTCACGTCGACCGGTGCGCGCTCCTCGACGTCGAGGAGGCTCCGCTCGCCCGCCTCCTCGCCCTGATCGAAGGCGGTCGGCCAGCTCATGTTGACGAGCTGATCGACGCTCAGCGTGACCTCGCCGGCGGCGTTGATGCCCGGCCGCATGCCGCGGAACTTGAAGAGCTCGCCCAGCCAGTCCGAGGCCTTGCGCGGCTCGAGAAGCGCCCCGTCGCACATCAGACCGGACGTCACGGCCGCCTGGTACAACGTGAGCGCCTGCGCGTCGGTGACGGCGGTCCCAGCGATGAAGGCGCCCTCGTCGAGGTCGCCCTGGCAGTCGTAGTCCGCGGCGCCCGTGCCGAGCTTGCCGACGAGGAAGTCGCCGCTGCCGGTGTCGATGGACCCGGCGTACGTGGTGGTCGCCACGAGCCGGCCATTGACATAGAGCTTCGACGTCCCCGCGTTGTAGGTGGCGATCAGGTGCATGGGCCGGCCAACATCCGCAGTCGTCATCTGGAACATGGCGTCCTTGCCCACGCTCCCGACGACGACCCGCCACACGATCTGCCCGCCGTCGCCGTGGTAGAGCACCCACTGCGTGTTGACCACCCCGCCGATGGTCTTCTCGGCGATGCCGGAGCGCGTGTCGAACAGGTCCGGCTTGTACACGTAGACGAGCGTCCCCGCCGTCGCGTGGTTGAGCGCCGCCGCCGTGGCGGCCGCGAGCGATCCGAACTTCGCGGGGTCGCCCTCGAACGAGACGGCTGTGTCGTCGTCGTTCATGAGGAGGCCGCGCGCGCCGAGCGTCGGCCCGCCGGTGTACGTCCCGTGGCGCCCGTTGCCGCTCGCGTCCGTCATCTGCGTCCCGGAGGCCTCGCCGTGGCGGTAGTAGACGGTCGGGGCGAGCGCGAGCATCGCCGCCGCGTAGGGCTTCGTCGACTCGACCAGGCCGACCGCCTGCTCGGCGGCGTTGAAGCTCTCCGCATTGATCGCCCGGTTCATGCCCCAGGAGGCGTCCTGGAAGAAGCAGCGGGCCGCTCGAGCGGGGTTCCGGGTGTCCTGCGGGCCGACGACGTCGGCGAAGAGCTTGTGATGGGCGTTGTTGAAATCGACCTGCCGCTGGAGGGTCCGAACGATCGTCGTTCCCGGCGTGATGTCGTAGCGCGCGACCTCGGCCCAGCTCGTCGCGGCGCCGCCGCCCACCTTCTCGAAGTCGCTGAACGCCAGGAGGTAGAGCGTGTCGTTCGGGCCACCGCGGGAGACGGCCGTCACGGTGAGCGCGCCCCACCCGACGGTGCGGTCGAACTGGCTGCCGGCCACGTTGTCGTTGACGTAGAGGAGCGGCAACCTCGGGACGTTGCCGAACACGACGGGGATCGTCGCGCCGACATCGACGGCGTTCGGCCAGGTGGCCGTGTCGACCACCGGCTCGGGCACCGGCTGATCGAAGATCGCCGTGTTGAGGTTGCTCCCCTCGAGCACCAGTCGGTGGCGGCCGAGGCGCGGCCGCGTGATCGTCCCGGTCCACACGGTCGCGAGGGCGCCGGACTGCCGGTCGTAGCGCTGGATCGTCGTCGGCCGGCTGCCCTTGATCCGCCCGGCCAGGTACGCGGCCGTGAACTTGCCGCTCGTATTGTTGAGTTCGATCGTGACGTCCTCGACCTCGACCGGCCCGAAGGTCGCATCGTGGATCCGGCGCGTGATCACCGGCTCGCCGATGAGGTCGCCGAAATACTGGGTCGGCAGCTCGTCGAGGTCGTAGCTCGCGTGGTAGGAGCTGGCCGCGGGCTCGACGAAGACCCACGTCCCGCCCTGTGGGATCTTGCGGAGGTTCGGCGGCCGCGCGACCCAGGCCGGTGGGGGCGGTTCCCATGCGGCGAGGATCGTGGACCGCCACGCCCGGACGGCGAATGGCGGGTTGCTGACCGCCACGGCCGCGAGCGAGGACGGCAGATGCGCGCCGACCTGTGGGCGCGGGGGCGGCGCCTCCCACGCGCCGCGGATCGCAGCCAGGAGGCCCGCCGCGTTCGTCGGAGGCGGTGCGTCGGCGGCCGCGGCCGTGATGGGGACCAGCTTGGGCGCCTGCTGCGGCGAACGTGCCTGTGGCGAGAGCGGCGTCGGCTGCCACGTGCTCAGAATCGCCGCCCGGGTGGCGGCGGCTCGCGCATCGAATGGGAGCTGATCGGCGGGGACGGCGGTGACCGAGACCGGGAGCTTGCCGGCCGCTTGGATGGGCAGCGGGCCGGGTTGCCACGCGACCGCCACCGCCGCCAAGACGGCGACGACGGTCCGGCGCGCGAACGGAGGATTGTCCGACGGCGCCGCCGGCGCCCCCTGGACGAGGTGGGGCGTCGGCGGCTGCGGCGGTGGCGGTGGGTAGAAGATCGGCATCGGGTCGCGCTAGACGGCGATGCTCCGCTCGATGAGCTGCTCCTTGAGCCTCCGCACCCGGGCGTAGCTCAGGGCCTCACGCTCCCGCGCGTCACGGAGCTGCGCGGCGGTCATCTCGTAGGCGCCCAGCTCGCGGTTGTAGGCGCGGAGCGCCGCGAAGTACGCATCGAGCAGATCCGTGACCTGCGCGTACTCGGCCGGCTTGCCGAGGACGATCCCCTTCGCCGGCATCGTCTACAACTCGCGGTACACGATGCCGAACGCCCAGTTGGTCAGGGTCGCGGGGGCCACCGGGAAGTGGTAGCCGAATCCCGATGAGGCGCCGGCGTTCATGATGATTGTCTCGGGCGGCGTCGGGACCCAGAGATGGCCGTTCAGCACGTTGAAGGCATCGGCATGCTGCACCGTCTTGGCGCCCGCGCCCTCGGCCGACGCGTTGATGCCGCACGTCCCGGCCGCGCCGTTCGTCGCGCCGGTGATGACCGAGGCCGGGTCGGACAGCTTCAGCTTGCTCGGCGTCTTCGAGACCACCGTCGGGAACGCGCTCACCTGGGTGTTCGTCTGGACGCGTTGCTGGGCACTGGTGGCGTTCGCCGACTGGGAGGCCCAGCATCGGAGAATTTCCAGGGACGCCGTCGTGCCCGGGTTGATGAAGCCGAGCGTCACGGCCTGGTTGGCGAGCGTGAGACCGCCGTCTGACAGCACGTACTCTCTGGACATGGGACTCCTCCTTGTGTGGGGTTACTGCGCCAGGATCGGCGCCAGTTGCGGCCATGGCGTGTAGGGCGGCTGAGTCGCGACAGCGACGCTCTCGCTCAGAAACTCGTCGGCGCCCGTGCCGTTGTTGTTGTTGCCGTTCATGATGAGGCCGGCGTATTGCCGGCCCTGCAGCGTCGTGTCCGCCTCGGTCGTGGAGACCCGCGTCGTCCACGCGGATCCATCGGGCGAGGTCTCGACGAGCTGCGTGCCCGCCCCGATGGTGAGGCGGAGCCAGATGTACGTCGAAGAGTTCAGCGTGATCGTCGCCGTCGAGCCGAGCTGGGTCCGGGCCCCCCCGACGTTCTTGAACAGCACCACGTCCTGCTGAGTGCCGCTGTTGCGCAGCAGATATGCCTCGTACTGGTCGGCGAATCCGTCGGTGGACATCCGCGCGCACACGCCGGCGACACGGTTCGCCGTGTTGGCGACCTTGACCTCGGCGGTGACGACCATGTTGTCGTCACCAATGTCGTCGCCCTTTCGAGTGCGCTGGAGCGCGGTGGTGTCGTGCCGCAGATCGTCCGAGGCGGCGAGCACGGTGAACTGGTTGGCTTCGTTCGTCCAGCCGCTCCCGATGTCCGGGGTATGCGACTGGAGGGCGGTGTTGCTGCCCTCGGTGAAGGTGTCCTGTCCGACGGTCGACATTGCTAGACCAGCGGCACCGTGGCGCTCAGCCGGAGCGAGCCATCGGCGTTGTAGATCTCCACGAGGACCGCAGCCGGATTGATCGTCAGCAGACCGAAACCGCCGCCGGGCGTCAGGGAATTGAGCGTCCACTGCGGCGCGGCGTTGTTGCACGTATTCGCGAAGCCCTGCTCTTGCAGCTTCGGAATGTTGATCTCGGGCAGCGCCACGATCGGCGGCAGCGCGATGCTGCCCCAATGGCAGTCGCCGGAGACGACGACCACCCGGCCCACGATTGGCGCGAGCATCTCAACCAGCCGCACGCGCTCGTCGGTGTAGCCGAACCAGCTATCGAGCTTGTGCTGGAGGGGATTAACCGGAACCGGGCTCACGAGGACCAGGCGATCGAACGTCTGGCCGGCGCCGACCTCGTCGACGACCCCACCGAGCCACTCCCACTGCTCGTCGCCCAGGAGCTTCTTGTGCGTGCCCGGCGTGTCGCGGTGCGTGCGGGTGTCGAGCAGCGCGACGATCGTCCGCCCGATTCGTACGCTCGAGTACATGTACCCCTCGAGGTAGCCGTGATCGGCGGAGACCGGCCAGTATTCCCGCATGGCCTGCAGGACCTCGGGCCACCACTTGCCGCTCTTGTTGCGATTGTCGGCGCCGCAGTCGTGATCGTCCGCGATGTGCCCGAGGATCGGCACGCCGGCGTCGATGATGAACTCGCAGACGTCGGCCCCGAGCTCCGTGCTGTCGTCGCGGAGGCATCGGTGCGCGTTGCGCGCCTTCATCAGCGCGCCCGTCGCCGTTGACGTGTTGCTCAGATAGTTCGTGTGATCGTGGTCGCCGATGACGAAGACGCCCATCGGCCAGAGGGCCCGGAGCGCGCCAAGCGCCGGCGCCGGATAGGCGCGGAAGGTGTCAGAGACGAACGCGAGGCGCAGCTCCGCCGGATCGCCCTCGGCCGGCAGCGTGGTGAATTGGCGCAGCCCCGCGGCGACGCCGTCGACGGAGAGCTCCGCCTGGTAGACCGTCCCGGGCGTCAGCCCGGCGATCAGGATCGCCGCCGTGTAGTCGCTCGCGGCGTCCGTCGTGACCGCCGGGAATATCACCGGCTCGCCGACGTCGAGCGGCGTGCACACGACGTGCAGCGCGGCCGGGCCGTCGGTGCGCGCCCAGAGCTGGACGTGGTCGGCGCCGAGGTCGAACAGGATGGGACCGGGCGTGAGATTGGGCATGTCGTCTCCTAGGCCAGCGCCGGGGTGATGTTCACCAACCAGACGGGTTTCGGGCGATCCACGTCGACGACGGCAGCGAAGACCGGCGCCTGAATCTCCACCGAGAGCGCCGCCCAGGCGACCGAGGACGCCCATGTGAACGCCCCGCTCGTGGCATTGGCCTTCCAGAGCACGGCCAGGGTCGCCTCGGTCGTATTGCCGCTGTCGACGACGCTGAGGTCGCCCGCGCCGGTGACGCGCGTGAAGCCGTCGATCCCAGAGAGGTTCTCGCTCTTCTGGTGCGCGTGGATGAGGAAGTGATAGTGGGCGGCGCCGGCCAGCGCTTTGGGCAGCGTCGACGTGTTCGACGTGCCCGTCCCCGCGCTCGTGACGAGGTTGTCGGGCCGCACGGCCGCGGCGAGCGAGGCGCCCGGAATCACCGTCACCTGGAAGATGCACCCGCGCTGGGTCCCCGCCGGATAGGTGACCGTAAACGTCCCGGTGAAGGCGGCGCGGCACTGCGCGGCCCAGAGCGCGAGGCTCGGCCTGTTTGCGGAGGCGGCCACGGTCGCGGCGAGCCTGACCAGGCGCAGCGTGTTCGTGCTCTCGGCCACGAGGCTCGGGGCGGCCACGTTGCCGGCGTTCGACCAGCTATACGCGGCGACGAGGATGAGGTCGCCCGCATTCGCCGACACGCTCGCCGAGGGGCCATAGATGGCGAGATTGTTCGGGTCGGCGACGAAGGTCTTCTGCGTCGGCGTGCCGAGGCTCACGCGGACCTCCGACAGCTACAGGCATTCGGCCTCAGCGCCTCGCAGTTGGCCCGGTGCCCTTGCGTCTGAGCCATCAGGTTCTCGTGGAGCTGGGCGACGGCCGGGTAGGTCGCGAGCGCGGCGTCGAGGCCCGCGGCTTCACCGGGTTCGGCGGGCCGCCAGGTCGAGAAGATCCCTCGCTCGTCGTGAGCGAGGACCGCCCACCAGCCATCCGCCCCGCGCTCGACGTAGCCGCTCGAGAGCATGATGAGGGCCTCGCGCTCGGTCATACGAGTTCCTCCGCCTCGAGGGGCGATTCCATGTAGACGCGGCCGTGACGCCACGTCGCCGGCTGCCGCTGCATCACGAAGGTCTCGGCCGGGTACGCATCGCGGAGCAGGACGAGCGCGTAGCCGGCAGCTGGCCAGGCCTGCTCGATCGCCCGCCACGCGGCGAGGTCGCCCTCGCTCCTGGCGTAGCGGATCGCCGAGAGCAGAAACCGCTTGTAGCCCATGGCGGTCCGCTCGACCCATCCGCCGTGACCAGGGCGTTCCTCGTGAAAGGGCTCCGGCGTTTCTTCGTCAGGCTCGACGAGGAGGTCCTGCGGCGGCGTGGTCACGGCCCCGAGCCAGAGGGCGCCGACCTTGTACTGGCTCGCGCCGTCAGTCGTCGCCTGCGACGGGATGAAGATGCGGTTGTAGCGGAAGAACTGCGGCGACGCGGCCCGGTGCCCGTGCTGGTACATGTCGGACGGGCTTTGCCCGACCGTCACGAGCTGGTCGTAGCCGAGCGCGCCGCCCCAGGAGTCGGTGGCGTTCGCCTGGCATCGGACCGACGTGACGTTGCCATTGATCAGGGCGAACACGTCGACGGCCTTCGCTGACCCGTGGTCGATGAGGATCCACTGGTCGCCGAGCGCCGTCGACTTCCAGGGTTGATGCGGCTTGTTGGCGCTCTTCACGTTCGCGACCGGATACTGCCCGTCCGACGAGGACGCGGTGATCGACGCGGCCGTGCGGGCGAGGTTCGTCGGCGAGAATCGGACGCTCATACTTCCTGCAAGCTCCGGCGGAGCTTCCGGTTGAGGGTCGAGTCCGTGACGAGCTCGCGCTTGAACTCCTCCCACTGCTCGCGCATCGCCCGCTTGACCAAGGCCGGGTCGTTGACACCGGACACGTGGAAGGTCGGCGCAAAGGTGATCGACGGTCCGCCGCTGCGCTCGAGCTGCGCGGCCGTCGTCGTGGCGATGCCGCCGCGGCGCAACCGCGCCGACGGCCCGGGCGGGACCACGATCTCGCCGGCGTCGAGGACGGCGAGGCCGCCGCGGGCGAACGTCGTGCCCTCGGCGTGCACCGGGAGGAGCCCGAGGCCGTCGCGGATCTCTTTGAGGTATTGCGCGGTCTCGGCGGCCTTCTGGGCCGTGAACTCCTGCAGGGGCTGGTCGCCGATGATCGCCCGGAGCTGTTCGAGCTGCTGCCCTTCGAGGAGGTCGAGGATCCGGTATTGCTCGACGGCGTTGGCCCGGAGGGCCTCGGCCACGCCGTCCCGAATCCGGTTGATCTCAGCCTGGGCGGTGTCTTCGATGACTGTCTTCTGGGCTTCCTTCCAGTCCTCGATCAGCTCGAGGTCGTTCTCGCGGCCCAGACGCGCGATCTCGAGCTCGGACGTCCGCCACTGCTCGATCGCCTTGATCTGGTCCTCGGCGTTCTTCCGCGCCTCTTCGATCTGGTCGCGGAGGATCTCGACTTGCTTGGCGGCCGCGTCGCCGATCCGCTGGCTCTCCTCGCGCAGCTCCGCGATGCGCTCGCCGATCGCCTTCGTCTGCGCTTCGAGATCAGCCGAGGAGACCGGGCCCGCTTCGCCGATCGCGATCCCCTTGACCGCCTCGAGAATCCCGGTCGCCTTGACGAACGCCGCCTGGTACTCCGCGCTCGGCCGCTGGTTGACACCCTGCTCCGCCTGGAGGAACTCCTGGACGGCGGCCTGCACGTCGCCCGCGAGCGCCGCCGACGGCCCGGATTGGAACGCCGCGAAGAGTCGATCGAGGTTCCCTTCCGCGAGGGCGAGCTGGTCGGCCGGGTTGAGCGGCGCCTGGTTGCCGAGCCTCAGCGAGCGGAGCGCGCCATCGACGTTCTTGACGACGCCCTCCCACTCGCGGGTCGCCGCGAGTCGCTCCGAGAGCGCCTGCTGCTGCGCCTCGAGGCCCTTGACCTCGAGGGCGATCGCCTCCTGGCGGGCCTTCGTGGCCTCCTGGATCTTCGAGATTTCGGACTCGAGCCCCGCGATGCGCGTGTCGCGCGCCTCTTCGATCCGAAGACGCTCGGCGTCGGCCGTCGTGTTGATGAACTTCTCGAGGGCGTCCCAATTCTTGGTGGCGTCCTTGACCTTGTCGGCCGCGTCCTTCTCGAGTTGGGCGAGCGCCGCGGTGGCCCACTGGCGGACCGCTTGCTCGGCGGCCGCCCCGAGGGCCCGGATCGCCTCGGCCTGCTGCTGGAGCAGGCTCAGCGTGCCCCGGAGGTCGCCGGCATCGCGCGCCTGGTCGATGAGATCCGCGAGCGCCCCGAGGAACGGCGCGGCCTGCTGGGCGAGCGTCGAGACGATCTGCTCGGGGATCGTGTAGCCGCCCGGCGGGGGCGGCTGCAATCCGACAGTGGCCGGGTTCACGCCCGGGCCGTAGATGCTCGAGCCGTTGACGAAGTTGGCCGCGTTGACCTGTGCCAGCGCGATCACCGCGGCGAGCCCCTGTGCGATCGCGTACAGCCGCTGGGCGACGGTCGGCGCCGTCATCGCCATCTGCGCCAGGGACATGTACAGCTCGTCGAAGGCGGCCGTGGTCCCCTTGGCCACATCGGCGACGGCCAGTCCGATGAGGGTGTCGTCGACCTGCTTTCGCTCGGCGAGCAGCTGCTGCATCGCAGCCTGAATGTCCCTCACGAGCTGCATCTCCAGCTCGTACCGGGCGAGGACGGCTTCGCGCAGCGCCGTGTTCGCGGCCAGCACTTCCTCGACCCCGACGGCGCGATCGGCGCGCGTCTGCGCATCCTCGACGGCGTCGGCCGCGGCGTCCACCATGGCGCGGATCCCGACGATGGCGCCCTGGGTCTGGGTCGCGACGTCGCCCGACAGGCGCGCGATGTCCTGGGTGAGCGTGCCGAACAGCGTGATCGTGGCGAGGTACGTTTGCATTTCGGCCCCGATCACGTCGAGCTGCTTCTGCATCTCCTCGGCGGGGAGGCCCTCGGACACCACCGCGAGGAGCCGGTCACGAAAGTCGTTGACGCGAGCCTCGACCGCCGGGATGGCCTCGGGCGGCAAGATTTGCTCCGCCGCGTCCACGAGTTTCGGCGCCATCTCCCGGATGCGATCCTTGACCTCGTCGAGTTTCGTGAAGGCTTCGAGCAGCGCGACCGCGCCTTGCCGAATCTGCTCGGCGATGGCCTCGGCGTCGCCCTGCGAGAGGTAGGGCACGTCGCCGGAGCCGCGCACGGATGAGGCGATGAGCGCGGGACTCTCGCGGAACGCGGTGAGGACCCCCGCGAACTGCTCCTGCGTGAGCGCGATCCACTGCGCGACGATCTGGTCGCCGATCTGCTGGCCCGTGATGCCGAGCTGGTTGGCGAGGCCCGAGCTGAGCACGAGCTCCGAGCGCACGCTATTGCTGGCGGCGCCGCCCCCGCCGCCCGTGAGGGCCGCGAGCACGTCGGCCGGCGTGCCGTAGACGGCGGCCTGGTAGCCGCCGGCGACTTGGCCGAGGGCGGCGTTGGCCTCGTCGGCAGCCTTCAGTCGCTTGAGATCGTACTCGGACGGGCCGCCGAAGAGGCCGCCGATGATGCTTCCGAGGAAGTCGCCGAGCGCGCCGCCTGCGAGGGCCCCGAGCACGGTTCCGACGCCAGGAAGGACGTACGTCCCGATGATGCCGCCGGCAATCGCGCCGACCGTGCCGCCCACGACCCCACCGACGCCCGCGCCGACGTTGCCGTTGACGAAATCCATGATGGTCCCGAACACCGCGAGCGCGGCGCCGACACCGGCCAGCACCACCGTCAGGCTGCTCGCGCCCGCACCGAGCTGGGCGAGATCGATGCCCACCTCGCTCACGGCGCCGAGAAACTCGCTGCCCTGGCCGAGGGCGCCGGTGAGATAGGCGTAGGCCCCTTGAACGGAGGAGCCGATCGTCGACAGGGTCCCGGAGTCGAAGATGCTGGTCGGGACTCCGAAGGAGAACCCGTTGCCGGGTGTCTGGCCCGATCCCGAGCCGAACGGGCCAAGCGTGGTCCCGGTGCCCGCCGCGGGGGCGACGGCGGGTGTCCCTCCCGAGATGGCCGTCGCCGCCACCGTCGCGAGCTGGCGATAGAGCGGCGTGAGCGCCTGCTTCAGCAGATCGTTCAGGATGCTGAGCGCGACCGACCGGATCACGTCGAGCGCGGTCTGGCCCCACTCCTTCCACGTGCGCGTGCCGAGCGCGAGCCCCTCGGCCACGCGCGCGATGCCGGCATGGACCTGGTCGAAGATGCCGGTGAACATGTCGCGCAGATCGCGGAACTGATAGAAGCCCTCCAGTTCCTGGCGCAGCTCGATCATCGCGGGCGTGACCTGGCCGCCACTCGTGCGCGCCAGCTCGCGGAGTCGATTCTCCATCGCGCTGATGGTGGCGCCGACCGCGTCGAAGCGGTCGCCGAAGATGGCGGCCTCGACGCGGAGCGACTCAAGGGCGTTCTGGTATTGACGGGCTGGATCGCCAAGCGCCGCGAGGACACGCAGCTCGTCCTCGTACTCTGCGGCCCGCGCCTCGATCGCGGCGACGATCCCGGCGTTGTTGATCTCCTCTAGACGCTGTTCTTCGGCCGCGCGGGCGTCGTTCAGGGCCGCGAGCACCCGCAGCTCGTTTTCATAGGCCTCGGTTTGGGCGTCGATGGCGGCCACGAGCCCGGCGTTGTTCTGCTCGATGGCCCGCTGGACCTCGAGGAACTCATTCCACGAGTCGACCATCGCGTCGAGCTGCGGCCCCGGGTCGAACTTCTGGAGCGCTGCTTGTAGCTGCAGGAGCTTGAGCGTGCCGCTCTCATCGAGCGCCTTGCCCATGGCTTGCAGACTGGCGATCTGGGCTTCGAGCCCGGCCTTATATGCCGCGTTGGTAATGACTCCAGCGGCGAGTTGAGCATTGATCAGTCCGAACGATCGCCCGACCTTGTCGATGGCCTGATCGACTCCGGCGAATCGAAGAATGGTGTCGACCAAGGCCCGCGCCGCCTGCTCGGCCGGCCCCGTTCTCTCCGCCAAGTCCTCCAGTTCCTTCCGCAGTTTGGCGATGTTCCGCTCGCCTTCTGGCAGCGCGGCCATCCGCGCGATCTCATTGAGCTTCGTGAGGGCGTCGATTTCGGCCTTCAGGAGACCGCTTCTCCCTGTGGACTCGCGACTCCGGACGATATCCGACGTGCCTATTCCCCCGGCGAGCGCGAGTTGCTCGTCCGAGAGCTTGCCCGGAAACCATCCACTCCCGGGCCCGAAGGATTGCTGGAAGCGATTCCACTTCTGATACAGCCCCTCGATCCACTTATCGGCCTCGACGAAGAAGTTTGAGGAGGCGATCCTTGCCTCGTTCATCTTCTCGATGACGGAGGTCAGGGCCGGCAGCACACCGATCCCCACGGCCTCGATAAAGCCCTGCCAGGATTTGGTCAGCTTGGCGACTTCGGCCCGATACGCTTCGGTAACCCGCATCGATTCCTCGGCCGATGGCCCCATCTTTCCGGCCGTCTCGAGCCACTCACGGAACTTCTCCTCCGACATGGCGAAGATCGTGGCCATGTCACGAGCCGAGCGGCCGAAGATATCCATCAGCGCGGCGTTACGCTCTGAGGCCGTGCCGAGCTTCGAGATTTCGTCCCGAAGCTCAAGAAAGAGCTGCCCCTCGACCTTCAGGGCCCCCTCGCTATCGCGCAGATCGACCCCGAGGCGCCTGATGGCCTGACCCCCGGAATCGATCTCAGCGGACATCTTGAAGAGCGCACCATGCAGCCCTTCCGTATTGACGCCCAACAACTCGAACGCATCGGCGAGTCTGTCGGCTTCCTCAGCGCCGAGGCCCGACACGGCCGTGAGCTTGCGGAGTTGCTCGTAGTTCTGGAGCATGAAGTCGGTCACGCCCTTGATCGCGAGCCCGAAGGCGACCGCGCCGGCCGCCGCGACCCCGAACGGCGAGGAGAGCGCGCCGACGGCCTGGCCGAGGACGCCCGTGTTGACGCCGGCCTGGGACATGACGCCGGCGACGTGCTGGACGCGGCTGGCGAGCCCACCCAGCGCCTGGTCGGCTTTCGCGGTGCTGGCGGGAATGACGGAGCCGATCTGCGCGCCCTCTTTGGAGAGGTTCTGCATGACCCGGATGGCCGTGTCCGCGTTGTTGACGACGACCCGAAGCTCGACTTGCGGCATCAGGCGTCTCCGGGAATCTCCCCGCGGCGGATCGCCTCGGCATGCCGGCGCGCTTCGGCCTCTTCCTTCGCCCAGAGCGCCTCGTCGTCGGCGTCCTCCTCGGGATCCACGACGATCTGAAAGCGCGGGTCGAGGCGGATGGGCTCGCGGCCGACCAGACGCTGGAAGGTGACGCCTGACTTGAACTCGGTCGTGCGGAGGTCCTGCTCGACGAAGAGATCGCGCTGGAGCTCGCGCTCCCGCAGCTTGCCCGCGATCAGCTGCTCGATCTCCGCCACCGTGCGCAACTCGAACTCCTCTGGTGGGAGACCGAACCCCAGGACGACGGGCTCGGTCTCCTCGCGCCAGGCCTCGAGGTCGATGCCCCCGATCAGCTCGTAGCCGACGATGCGGCCGAGCCGCTCGGCACGGCCGCCAGCGGAGGGCGGCCCCCGTTCGATCCCGCCTCCTGCGTCAGCGCTTCGTCGGAGGCCTCGGGCAGCACCACGGCTTCGGCCTTGACGACGCCGGCGGCGATGAGCGCCTGCGCGATCGGGATCGAGAAGTAGGAGAGGTCGCCTGCATAGCCGTCGGGGTCGAGGCGCTCATCGATCCAGCGATAGACCTTCTCTGCGGTGAGCGTCCGGTCGGGCTTGCCCGACGCGTCGAGGACGCCATGACGGAGAAGGACCTGAACAGCACCGGTGTCACCTTTCAGCGCCAGGTTGCACACGTCGGCGATCTGCAGTCGCGTGATCGAGAAGGGGATGTTCCGGTTGCACTCGTCGGTCGCGGCCTGCGCGGCGCCATGGCCGAACTTGAGCTTCCGCTCCTTGCCGCCGACCTCGATCGTAATGGTCTTGCTCATGATGTCGTCGTTCCCTCTCTTGGACCCGCTGAAGGGTCCGGTTGCAGTGTGTGGAGCGCGCGGCCTGGGCCGGGGTTCCAGCGCGCCGCGCTAGCCGGCCAATCACGTTCAGCGCCCTGGGAACGACCAGGGCCAGCGCGCCGGCAGGCCGCGTGCGCGATGACCCCTAGTCCGAGAACGTGGCCGCGCCCAGGCGCCGGATCTCGACGTCCGCGCGGCGCACGCCGTCGACGGGCGCGCTCCGGTCGAACATCTTGACCATGCCGGGGAACGTCTCGAACTCGCCGGTGTTCTGCAGCAGCTTGTAGTTCCGCGTCGTGAGCGAGAACTTGTCGTTGCGCAACTGCTTGTGGATGTTGTTCCCGGCGATGATGTTGATCGGGAACCGGATGGAGCCCGGGTCGACCATGCCGACGAGGAACTCGTCGACGTTGCCGACCGTGTCGTGCGAGCTGACCTTGTGCTCGGTCGAGGTCGCCGACGGGCCCTGATGATCGCCCTGCTCGGGGATGTCGACGTAGTCCCCGGCGCCCGCCGTCATCTCGACCTGCAGCTTGGTCCCCTTGGAGTGCTTGGCTTGGCTCATCGGAGTCTCCCCCTTCCTCCTCTGTCAGGGCCCGCTTACGACGCCGTCCCGAGGACGAGGATGTAGTAGTCGGCGGAGTTGCCAGCGGCGTTCGCGATGTTGATGACGTCGTCGGCGCCGGCCGCCACCGCGATCCCCGCCGCGCCGCGTCGGGTGATCAGGAACATGTCGCCCGGCCCGAGAATGAATCCGTCGGCGTCGGCCAGGAGGAACGGGAGGCCGGTCGGCGCCTGCCGGATCACGGTCAGGTTCGTCGTGTTGTTGGCGAACGACACGACGACGATCGCCTTGACCTTGGCGAACACTGCGGCCCCGAAAAGCGACGCGAGTGAGCCGGCGACGTCGATGTCCTCGTTCGCGCCCGAGGCGAGCGTGCGCTTGTCCGACCAGAGCAGATCGGCCTGGTCGGCGCCGACGCCGGCGGTCGCGAGGTTCCACGACTGCTGCATGACCGTCTTGAGGCTGCCGCTCTCGAGGTCTCCCGACCGCGTGTCGGTGAGCTGGACGTCGATCCCAACCTTGCCGGTGATCCCCATGACTCAGGCTCCTTTCGTGGTCGCTACGCGACGGCGAATGGTTCGTGGGCCTTCGCGACCCAGCGTTGCTCGAACCAGGCACGCGGCTCTTTGCCGCCGCGATCGGTTCGATAGGAAGTGGGCTCGGGGTCGGGGCTCAGATCGATGACGAGACCGCCCAGCTCGTCGTCGAGCAGAAGGCACTTCACGTGGTCTTCCCAGAGGCGCTCGAGCCTGGTGCCAGCGGGAACCGCATTGGGGGTCCCGTCCGGGTCTCCGATCACGTAGCCGTACACGGCCACCTTGAAGAGATGCTGGAAGGTCACGCGGCCACTGTCGTCGACGTGGGATTCCGGAGTGAGGGTGCTGCCCTCCGATCGCATCACGCCGAGCACGCCGACAAGGAGCTCGGCGTCCTTGTACTGATCGATCTCGAGGAGCGCGCGTGTGATGGCGGGCGTTGTGAAATAGTCGTCGCCACCAGCGATGGTGCCGAGGCGCGCCGCGATCGCCGCGAGGATCCGTTCCCGGATCGGCTCGAGGCTAGGCGGCAAGGCCGTCCCCTGCCTGGACGCGCTGGCGCGTAATCCAGTCGATCTCGTGGTGCCCGTGCTTCTCGAGCTCGGCCGTGGCCAGTCGCTCCATCTGCGCGCTGATGCCGGCGCTCACGAAGGCATGGGGGAGCGAGGGGCCGAACTGCTCGATGATCGGCAGGCGCGGAACCATCAGGATGCCGGCCGCCGGTGGCCGACGCGCGCCGGACCGCCGCACTCGGAGTGGTCCGGCCGCCTCCGCCCGACGGAACACGCCGCGGTGGCCGCTCTTCATCGTCGCGATGAAGCCGCTCGGGATGAGTCCGCGGCCCTTCGGCAAGCGATAGCTCACGCCGATCCGGGTCTGGCGCGGCGCGAACGCCCCGATCGGCAACCGCCGGCCCGTCACGCGCAGGACTCCGATGAGAATCCGCGCCGTGGCGCGAGTGATCGCGATCGAGAGCTCGACGTCGCGGTTGCGCAGGCCGACCTCCTGCGCGAGCGCTCGCACGGTGTGCGTCTTGACCGTCGCGAGCGTCCGGTTGACGGCCCGCATCATGGCCTTGGGCGCATCGGCGCCGAGCTCGAGGAAGCGTCGGACCAACGCCTCGGTGCCCCGGACTTCGATGAAGGCGCCCATCAGGCCGGCTCCACGACCGCGGTGAGGTACTCGGGATGCAGGTCGTCGACACGGATCACGCGCCAGAGCGTCGGCGCCTGGCCGACGAGGCGCGGCGCGAGGATCGTGCTGGCCACGCGCAGGGTCGGGACATCGGCCCGCGGGACGGCGAACGTCGGGGCGGGCCGCGTGACCTCGGTGTCGGCTTCGATCGCGAGCGGCCCGCCCTCGTCGGGAATCACGATCGTCACCACGGCCGATCCGCCCAGCGGCGTGACGGTGGCGTCGACGCCGTGGGCGCGGGCGGCGAGGCGGCGACGGGTCGCGGCGGCCGTGGCGAGCATCAGCTCTTGGTCAGCTTGATGACCGCCCGAGGTCGCAGGCAGAGGCAGAGCGGATTCGACTGCGTGTTGATGAGTCGGAACTTGTTGAGCCCGCTCGGGTCCGGCACCTGCTTCGCGTAGAGGGGCAGGCCGAGCGTGTTGACCGTGTCCTCGTAGTCCGCGGGCGCGAACCGGGTGATGAAGATCGCGGGCGTGCTCTCCGGGATGAGGAACGCCACGTTGGCCGGGATGAAGGCGGCCGAGCCGCTCCCGTCCGGCTTGGGCACGCTCCCGCGGTACTCCTCCCAGATGACGCCGCCGTACTCGTAGCCGGTGCGGACGTCGGTCCGCAGCACCACCGACTCCTGGTACTTCAGCGACTCCGCCACCTTGGCGTGCGCGATGAAGCTGTCGAACCAGCCAGCGGAGCAGATGCCCCGCCACCCGGTGATGACGGTGCCGCCCAGCTCGTCCTCGGCCTTGCGCTTCGCCGCGACGATCTCGTTGCGGACCTCGGTCGCCGCGTTGCTGAACGCGAAGTCGTGCGTCTGCTGCGAGACGCCGAACTCCGTGAACAGGTTCAGGAGCGTCGAGCCGTCGGCGTCGAGCAACGTGCCCTGGATGGCGTTGATCCGGTGGTACTCGAGGGTGACCTCGTGCATCGGCCGGATCTCGTCCAGCCGCTCGTTCACGAGCGCCTCGAGCTGTTGCATCTCGGTCTCGGAGCCGAACGCGCGGACGTTCTGCACCTCGTCCGCATAGACGTGGCTGTCGCGCTCGAGGTGGTAGCACTTGAACTGCCGCGTCTTGCCCTTCCTGGCGCCGAGCACGGAGCCGGGGCCGCCGCGCGGGGTGGTCTGGATCAGCGAGAGGCGCCCATCCTTCTCGTCCACGTCGACGAACGTGGTGCGGACGCCCGCCTCCTGGAAGAGGCGGAGCTGCCCGATGCGCATCGGCTGATAGGGGCGCTTGATGAAGCTGGCCGTGAGCGTGTCCCATTTCCAGGCGTCGCTGTTGAATACGTCCAAGAGCGGCATCGCGTGTGCCCTCCCCTCAGCCCGCTACCGGGCGATGACCCCGCGCGCGGCGAGGTCGAGATACGCCGATTCCTTCTGAGCGGCCGTCACGGCCGCGGCCCATTGGAGCGAGGCCTTGTCGACGCGCGCGCTCCGGCAGACGATGACGCCAGCCTTGTCGCCGGCCGACGCATCCACGTTGTCGTAGAGGATCCCGGCGACGTCGTCGCGGCCGTCGAACGTGGTCGGATCCCAGGCGACGACCTTCCCGCCCGCCAGCTCGTTGAAGACGAGGAGGTTGAATGCATCGCCGACCGCGAAGTCCGTCGAGCCTTCGGTCAGCGTGAAGTTGATCTGCCTCTTGTTGGCGCCCACGAAGGTCCCGCCGGCGCCGGCGACGATGAAGCCCTGCTCGGTGATGTCCCCGCTCGGGCCGGTGAGCTTGAACTCCCCGCCGTTCGTGATCGCGGCGGTGATCTCCAGGCGGTAGTTGCCCGGCTTGGCGTCGGGGCCGAGGCTGATCGCGGAGACCGTGCCATTGCCGGTCCCGACCACCGTCGGGGCCGTCGTCGACACGACGAACGTGAAGCTGTCGCCGACGATGAAGTCGGTCGACCCATCGTTGAGCGTGAAGTTGATCTCGCGCGAGCGATACGGGGTGCCGACGACCGCGTTGGGCAGCGCCTTGCCGGCGGGATTGACGACCGAGAAGGTGCCGCCATTCGTGGCCGCCGTGATGCACGTGGCCACGTAGTTGCCGACCATCGTCTCGGGCCCGCCGTAGACGAGCGTCACGGTGCCGTTGCCGGTCCCGACGACGGTCGGGACGCTCACCCGGCCCGCGCCCTTGTTGACGCGGCCGACGACCGCGCCCGCCTTGAGGTTCTGGCCCGACAGGACGGTGATGGTCTCGCGCAGGCCAGGATCCGACTCGTAGATCAGGAACTCGCCCGCGTGCTGGCCCTCCGTGATCGTGGCGCCGCCGCAGAGCCGGACAGCGGAGAGTCGGAACGCCGCGAGCCAGCTCAGGCCCTCGAGCGCGTGGATCTCACGGACCCGACGCCAGCGCTCGTAGAGGATCTTGGTCGCGATGTGCACGTGCGCGAACAGGGCCGCGAGCACGGCCAGGCCGGGGAGCAGGCTCCACCCGCTGAATCGCTTCATGGCTCTACGCTCCTTTCATCGCCGGGCGCGCATTGCGCTCGCGGTAGATCTCCGTCGTGTTGAGGGCCGGCCGGCTCCGGTCGACGCCATCGCCCCGCTGGGCGGTATCGATCTCCGTGCTCGCGAGCCGGGCCTTGAGGCGCGTCAGCGCCGCCTTCAGATCGCCGGCGATCAGGTCGCCGGCGATCTCGGGCACCGTGGCCATCGCGCAGAGCTGACGGACTTCCGCCGCCTTCGCGTCGGCGGCGGCCTTGACCCGCTGCCGTTCCTTGAGCTGCGCCTCGACCTGGCTCATCGGCAGGCCGATCAGCTCCTTGGCGGCTTCGGGGAAGCCGGCATCGACGCAGGCCGCGGCGATCGCCTTGGGGTCGCCCGGCTCCTGGCTGTCGGTCTTGGCGAGATGACACTTGCCGTCCTCGCCCTTCTCGTAGCCCTCCGGGCACCGGCCCTCCTGATCGGGTTCCAACAGTTCGACAGTGACCCGTGGCGTGGCGGCGGCTTGTCCGGTCATGCTTCGGCCTCCTCGGCGATCGGAGAGTTGCGTGGCGAGCCTGGCGAGCGCGGTCTCCATCGGCTCGACACGGTCGGCCATGCCCAACTCGACGGCCTCCTCGGCCCCAATCATCAGCCCCGCGCCGAACTGGCCCTGAATGCGGCGCTGCGGCATCTTCCGCCCGCGCGCGATGGCCGCGGTGAAGAGATCCTCGTAGGTGTCGACGCGGCCCTGCAGCATCGCGCGGGCCTGGTCGCTCAGGGGCTCGAAGGGATTGCCGTCAGTCTTGCGCGGGGCCGAGCGCGAGGTGATGTAGGTCACCTTGAGCCCGTCCTCCTCCGCAGCCCTCGAGACGTCCTCGTGGATCGCCAGCACGCCGATGCTGCCTACCTCGCCCGAGGGCGTGACGATCAGCTCGGTGGCCTGACTGCCGATCCAGTACGCGGCGCTGGCCATCCGCGCGTTGGCGATCGCCACCACCGGCTTTTGCTGGCGCGCCTCGAACACGGTGTCGGCGAGCTCCGCGACGCCGAACACTGACCCCCCGGGGCTATCGATATCGAGGGCGATGGCCCCGATCGCGGGATCGGCCGCGGCCTTGCGCACCTCGGCCTGCACGCGCTCCGTCGACGTGCCACCGCTGATCTCCGTCATCATCCCCATCCGGTGGCCCATGACGCCGAAGACCGGAATGACCGCGATGCCCGCCGGCGCCGCGGGATGCTCGACGCGCGCCGGCTGCGCCACGAGACGCGTTCGGATGTCCGCATCGCTGAGCGGCGTCCCGGCGACGCGCAAGCGCACGACCTCGACGATCGTCGCCAGCGTCTCGGGGAGAATCGCCCACGGATGCTCGCGGACGAAGGCAGCGACGCGGCGATAGGACTCGGGCGCGCTCATGACATGACCGTGCCCGCGGATTCCGTCGCCGCGGCGTCGTCGAACTTCTGGGCCGCCCCGGTCTGCGCGGTCCTCCGCGCGTCGGAGTCACTCACCAGGCCCAGCTGGTCCTCGCGCGTGTTGTCCTCGGCCCGCTGGCGGTCGATCTCCTCGACGTCGTAGCCGCGCTCCGCGACCTTTTGCTGGCGGCTCGACAAGCCAGCGCGGATCTCGTTCCGGTCGGCCTCGACATCCTGGACTGGGTGGACGTGTTGGAAGCGATGGGCATTCCACTCGACCGCCATCATGTCGGCCTGGCGCGCGGGATCGGAGAAGAACTCCGTGGATACCTCGAGCGCGCCGCTCAGCACCGCCGATTCGAACCACGCGACCCACGTCGGCCGGCAGAAGCGATGGATCACCACCTGCTCCTGGAGCGCCTCGAGCGAGCGCCGAAAGTCCTGCAGGATGACGCGGATGGTCCGGTCGTTGACCTGGGCCATGTCGCCGGTGAGCGCGTGATACGGCGTGTTGATCGCGATGGCCAGCTTGCGCAGCTGCTGGCGCATGAAGGCCTCGTACGTGTTCCCGGCCTCCGGCGGTTCGTTGAACTCGAGGTCCTCGCCGTGCTGCAGGACCGGCAGCGCACCGGGCTCCATGCCGAACATAGCCTGGTCGTTCGTGTCGCGCTGGATCGGCTGGCCGGTGATCGGGTCGAGGTCGACGTTCACGCCGGGCGCGGACCGCTTGAGCCAGCCCATGAACATGTTCGACATCTGCCAACGCACGAGCGTGGCGTCGTCGCCGAGGTCCAGGTCGCGCATCGCCAGCAGCGCGCGGAACTCGTGGGGCAGGCCACGGAGCTGGCCCGCGCGAAGGGCGAGGTAGACATGCGCGACCTCGTCGGCGGGGACGCGGACGAGTTGGCTCACGTCGACGCGCGTCTCCCCATCCGACGGGTGCGCCCGATGGAAGTGGTACGCGGCCCGCGTGCCGATCCGGCTCCGCTCGATGCCGGCGCGGACCTGGTTGCCGTTCGGCAGGGCGCGCTCGTCGTCGAGCGGGAGCAGTTCGGGCTCGAGGGCCTGGAGCTGCAGCGGCACGGCGAGCCCGTCCTCGGGTCGGCGCGGGCGGAACCGGACGAAGATTTCCCCCGCCTCCTGCCATGTCCGTGTCGCCAGCGTCTCGAGCCCGGCGAAGTCAAAGAGCCCGTCGGCGTCGCATTGCGGCGCCCACCGCGAGAAGAGCACATCCACGCGGGCGCGGAATGCCTTGTCCGAGGCGCGCGACTTCGGCCAGATCCCGCAGCCGACGAGCTGCGCGGTCCGGTAGTCGATCGCGCCGCCGCCGTAGGGGTCGTTGCGGTAGCGATCCCGCGCCTGCTCCCGAAGCCGCCGCAGATGCGGCAGCGTCGAGGCGTTCGGGCCGATCGTGGACGTGCGCCAGCCGAGCGTGCGCCGACCCGTGCCGGCGCTCTCGTAGGCCGGACCCGCGGCCTGCGCGCGGACGCGCGGGACGGCGGGCGCGGTCAAGGCGTGGGCCAGTCGACCAGCCGCGAACGCCGCGCGCTCGAGCAGCCTCATGTGCCCTTGCCGTTCGCGTAGGCGTAGAACATCCGGGGCTCCGGGGTCGCGGGAGGCGTGAGCGTCGCGATCCGCGCCAGAAGCTGGGCCTCGATCGCGTCGAGTTCCTCGAGATCGCGTGCGGTTGTGCTGTGCTGGCCGAACGTCGAGACCTTCGGCAGCGCCTTCTGGGCGCGGATGTCGGCGAGCTGCGCTTCGAGATCAGCCAGGGTCTCCGCCATGCTGGCCGCAGGATAGGGCACCGCCGAGCGGGCTATCGGGCCGCCATGGGCCCCTGCGCGGGCATTTTCTCCCTCGTAGCGTGGGCTCCTGCGAGGGACAGGTGGAAAAACGCTACTTGGAGGGGGGGTCGGACCCCCAGCAGATGAGCCGGAGCATCTCTCGGGTCCGCGGGGAGAGCACCATCACGCGACGCCTCACGCGGCCGACGCGGATGATGCGACGCGGGAGTTCATGACGAGCCACGAGGTTCCGGATCGTCTTCGGCGCGCGGCGAAGTAGCTTCGCCGTCTCGGCGGTGGTCAGCCAGACTTCCTCCGGCGGTGGTGATGTGGGCGTCACCACCCGGTTCCGCGGTGCTGAGACGCGAGGTAGGACGAGCGGCCGACCTGGCGCGCGCCAGACGGGGCCACCGCGGCGGCGGTCGGAGGGGCGACGGGCGGCGGCGCCGGAGCCTGCGCGGCCTGGCGGATGCGCTCCGCCATCGCCGGGAGCTGATGCCCGCCGGGATCGAGCTGCATCAGCGCGGCGAGCGCGTAGTTGGCGCAGTCCCGCGCCTCGACGCGCGGGCGCGTCGCCACCCACTCGTACGTGGTGGGGCGGCCCTGCTTGTGCACCGGGAGGAGCTTCATGCCGGCGAGCTGCGCGACGTACTCCTCGCCGATGCGGGAATGGCCGAGCGGCAGGTGGACGTAGCCGGGCCCGGGTGCGCTGAGCAGCAGGCGGCTCGTGACGGTCTGGTTCGCCGCGTTCGTGCCGACCGTGTAGAGATCGACCTGGCGCTCGTCGCGTCCGTAGCGCGCCGGCGCCGGTTTGCCGACCAGCGGCAGGTTCGGCGTGCTCCGCCCGATGATGCAGTAGACCCGGCGCGCCAGCGACGCCGGCCGCGCGCAGTAGTCGTAGACGTGCGTCGTCTTGTGGCCGGCCGAATCGATGCACGTGGCCAGGATCATGATCGGCACGCCGAGCGCGTGGCGATACGCCGTCGTGAGCAGGCGGTCGAGGGCCTGCCAGGGCCCCGGCCCGGCCGGATCGCCGGGGAAGATCTGGACGTCGATCAGCCAGCCCTCGAGGCTCGGCGCGTAGCCCCAGACGTGGGCCTCGAGCCAATCGTCCTGCGTGTCGACGCCGCACACGAGCGCGCACACCGGCGCGGGCACGTCGCCGACGTACCCCTCGCGCGCGTTCGGGTATGGCTCACGACGCTCGAGCAGCGTGTGGGCCTTGACGGTCGTGCCCGGCTGCTCCCACGTCTCCCCGCGCGTCTGGTTCACCCACTCGCGGAGCTTCTCGAGGCCGAGGTGCTTGGCGCGCAGGAACTCCGCGACCATCGTCGTGAGGCTTGACCACGAGGCGTAGGCCTCCCAGACGTGAAAGCCGATGATCCCGGTGAACGGCGCCGTCGCCACCGGCCGGACCTGCTCGAGCATCCCGGGCCGCTCGTAATCCTCGATCCGCCCCTCGCACGACGGACAGATCCAGTGCGCGGTCGTCGGGTCGCGATCCGTGAAGCGGACCCAGAAATGCGTTTGCTCGTTCCAGGTCAGGTAGTCCTCGTGGCCGCACCGCGGACAGGGCACGTAGAAGCGACGCTGATCCGAGAGCCCATACCAGTCCTCGATCCGCGAGGCGCCCTTTACCGTGGGCGTCGAGGTGATCCACACGACGCGCCCGCGCCCCTCGTAGGTCGCCGTGCGTTTCATCGCGAGCGCCATCGGGTCGCCCTCCTCGCCGAGATCGCGCGGATACTTGTCGACCTCGTCGGCGTAGAGGTACTTGACCGCGGCCTCGGCCAGCGGCGTGGCGCTGTTGGCCCCGACCAGCATCAGCGCCCCACCCGGAAATGCCTTGTACAGGAGCGTACTGGCCGAGTGCCGCCCGCGGCCGCTGTGGATCCGCGCGGCGAGCGACGGCGCGCTCGCGATCATCGGGCCGAGCCGTCGCTTGCTGATGCGTTTACACAAGGCCTCGGTGGGCTCGAGCAGCATCGCGGGGCCCGGCGCGTACGTGATCCCGTGGCCAATCGAGTTCATGAGCAACTCGGTCGAGCCCACCCGGGCGGACTTCATCACGACGATGATCTCGGCGTCCTCGTGCTGGGCATCCATCACGAAGACCTGGTAGGGGTCGCTGCGCCACGGCCCGGGCCGGTGGCTCGTCCCGCGCGCGACGACGCGCTCTTGGGTCGCCCACTCGCTCACGCGCACGTCGGCGGGCGGCTCGTACGCCGCCATCGAGCGCTGGACGACCTGCACGGCGGCACTCATGCGGCGGATTCTCCCTCCGCCAGCGCCGACGCCACCGGGGCCTTCGGCGCCCACCGCGCCAGCGCTCGAAGCATGGTGCGGACGCCCGCCTCGAGCACCCGCCGGACCTCTCGAGTCGCCGCGAGCACGCCCGGTCCGCCCGTGGCGGTCGTGCGGCACGCGGGGCAGAGCGTGAGGCTCGGCAGCATCGCGGCCACGCAATCGGGCGCGACCGCGACGGGCAGCTCGAGCGCGGCCGCCTGAGTGTCGAGCACCGCGCTCGTCCACACCCGCTCGGCCTCGGAGGCCCGGATCAGGTCGCCCTTGCGCTCGCCGATCCGGAGGTCGGCCAGGTCGGCCTGGGCCTTGAGCGTGCGAATCTTCTCGGCGTCGAGCGTGCCCGGCCGCTGCTCGCGCGACCAGGCGAGACACGTGACGGCGTCGTAGATGCTCGGGTCCTTGCCGACGCCGAGGCGCAGCACCGGCATCCCGCGCCGGGTGTAGTGGCTCACGGTGTCCGGGTGGACGCCGAGCAGCTCGGCCATTTCGACGCGCCCGACCTTGCGCCAGGCCGGGATGTCAGCGCCCGCGGCAGGCGCTGGTGGCGCGCCGACCTCGCCGGACGGGTCCTGACCTGCCTTCGGCCGTCCACGCGGCTTCCGGGCCCCCTTCTGCTTGCCCGATTTGTTTACCCCTGGGGCGCGTCGGGACCTGGGTGAATTTCGCGCTGTCGCCGACCCGCTCCGCGCGCTCATGCGCCAGGGTCCCCCGACTCGACCGCGGTGTTCGACACCTACGTGACTTCGTCCTTGGCTTGCGCCTCGGCCTCAGCGTCCGACAGTTCCGGATGTCGCTGTCGAATCTGTTCGAGAACGAACTTGAAATCCTGTCCTGGGTTTCCTCTCCCGAACCCTCTCCTTCCCTCTCGATCAAACCTCTCTAAATCAGATCCAACAACTCTAGATCCAACCCCGGGGGGAATTACCCCGGAACCCTCCGGAAGTCCTGGGGGAGCGCTGGGGGAATCCTTCTCCACCCCTGGGGAACCGTTGGGGGAGGGCCGGAATTCAGGAAGCTTGGATGGCGTCGGGTACTTCGGGCGCTGGTGGTCCCGCCAGCTCGGGAACCAGGCATAGCGGATACCATCGACGGTGTAGAGCTTGATCAGGCCGGTCGCCGCGATCTCCTGGATCGCGTGCTCGACCTGGCCGACGGTCACCTTGGGGTGGTAGCTCCACGTGATCACCCGAAGCTGGCTCGCATCACAGACGAGCCGGCCGTCGTCGTCAGCCTCGGCGATCATGCTCATCCAGAGGCGGTAGCAGCGGTCGGAGAGTGGCCCCACCTTGCGATGCTGTCGGTGTTCGGGTTTGACCGATCGAATGCGCGGCACGCCGTCCTTTAACCCCTCGACATGGGAATTCCTCCCACCCTCACCACTCACTCCCATCGGCGCCGGCATGCTTTTCCTTCCGCGCCTCGTGGCCGCGGTCGCGCGTGCACCGGATCGCGCCGACGCCGTGCTTGTGGAAGACGGCCGTGCACTTCATGAGCGCGCCGAACTGCGAGAGCAATGTGACGGCGGCCAGCGCGCGCTTGTAGGCGTCCATCGCCTCGGGCAGCGCGTCGAACGGGATGTCCGAGCTGGCGATGATCTGGTCGTCGGCGCCGGCGACGCCGCCCTCGATCAAGAGGACCTTGAGCGTGAGCATTCGTCATCGCTCCACGATGTTGACCTTCATACCGGCGACCGCTCGATAGCCTTCCTTGCCTTCCTTCGTGAGGAAGCCGCGGCGCACCATGTTGTCGCACCACGAGTACGCCGTCGGCCTGGCCAGCTTGGCGCCACGGCGCTGCAGTTCCATGAAGACGGCGTATCCGGTCGTCACCTGATCGAAGAACCCGTTGGCGATGAGTCGCCCGATCCACCCATCACCGGACGCCCCATCGACGGTCACGATCTGGCGCTCAATCTCGATACGGAGCTCAGGTTGCTCCACGAGGATGCGAAGCACGGCCGGCTCCTGCGGCAGCTCCTCGCCTTGAGCGACTGGTAGAGCGCCTCGTCGAGCCCGGTCACGGGACGGGGCACCTGGTCGACGACCAGCGGGATCGGTCCCGATGGTCGAGGGTCCGGTCGCCGCTCGAGCTGCTCGAGTTGCCGGCGCAGCTCGTCGTTCTCTTTGCGCAAGGCATCGGCTCGATGAGCGCGGCGAGTGCCCAGAGTCCGGCGAGCGTGGCCGCGTAGTTGTCGCGCGTGACCACCGGGCGTGTGCTCATGCGGGCCCCGCCTCCGCTGCCTTTTCATCAGGGAGGATCTCGAAGGCATCGCGGTTGACTTGGCTCACGCCTCGCCACGCGCCCGGCTGGCTCAGTCTCGGTCACTGCAAGGTGAATCGGCCACGATACGTGCCGTAGCAAACCATGATCCGCCCCGCCTTGAAGGTCTCGCCGCCGCGCGTGCTGATATCACGAAGCAATCGCACGTGGCGCCCGACGACGTCCCGACACTGCTCACGCGACATGGTCACCCCTTCTCCTGACTGATGGTCACGCGCACGCCACGCTCCCGCCGCGCCAGGTATCGCAGCTCGGCCTCGATCGCGACCTCGCGGTCGTCGGTGTCGTCGAACCGCTGGTCGAACCGGTCGCGGTCGACCTGGTCCGGGTCGAGCCCGCGCTGCCAGGCTCGATAGCAGGCGTCGCCGAATGCGTCCTCGCGGTCCTCGCGCCTCAATGCGTCTCCCCGCTCGCCTCGCTGCCATGTCGCTGACAGTACGGCTTCCCGCCGACCTCGAGGACGGCGGCGCTCGGGCATCTGTACGTCCGTCGGAATCCGGGGAACTCATGGGAACAGCGCGCGCGCTTCGTCGAGTGTGGGTCGTTGAGCGGCAACGAGTCGGTTGGACCGCGCCTGGCGCCATGCAGGGCGCCGTTGCATCGGCAGCGACACACAGGTTCGGTCGCCTCCTCGCATCGCTTGGCGGCCCGGGAACTCAGTCGACGGAGGCCCGCGCTCACGAGGATCTCGATGGCGTCGCGCAGTACCCGGCGCGACCGCTGCTCGCATGAAACACGATCTCGGCCAGCGCGTACTCGAGGGCCGCGATCGCGTCTGCTTCGTTGTGGTTGACGACGTCGGGGTTCCATCGCCGACGCACGGCCTCGAGCATGGCGAGCTTGTCCGCGTTGCCCTTGCCCGTCGCGAACTTTTTCAGGACGCTCGGATAGACGGCCGTGTGCTCGATCCCGCGCTCGGCGCAAAATTCCTGCACGCGCGTCGCGAATCCCGCGGCGAGTTCTCGACTCGAGGCGCCAGCGAACTTCTTCTTCACCGGAATCGTCTGCTCGTAAACTATCAGCTCTGTTCGAGCGCCGACGTCGGCGAGCCAGCGCCGGAATCGGATGTAGCGCATCCCTGGCGACTCCCCGCGCTTGGTCTCGAAGAGCTGAACTCCGCTTTCGGTCCGCGCGCCCTCGCGAATGGCCCATCCGGTCGCGAGGGCCAGGTCGAGCGCGAGGACGTTCACGTGCCCGGCGCCCCGGCGCACGCGCTACAACGAGAGCGCCCCGGTGCGACGAGGAACAGGCGCCCGAATGTGTGGCAACCGCAGCAGTAGCCTTCGCGCTCGATCGGATCTGGCTCAGCCATCGCGGCCCTCGTCGGAATGGACGACGGCCGCACTGGCCGCCGCGGCCGCGGTGTCCGGCGTGAGCGGGAGCTGGCGTTCGCGCTCGGTCAGCGGTCGCGTCGACAGCTCCTCGAGCGTGCCCGTTCGCCGCGAGCGCGCCAGGCCGGCCGCATAGTCGGCGACCGTCTCGACCTCGACCCGGCGTGTCTCGATCCCTCGCCGAAGGATGCTCGCGAGGCGTCGCTGCTCGGACTTCAGGCCGGCGAGCTTCTCCTTCATGGACGCTTTCGCGCTCGCCTGGTCGGCCTCTTCCTGCTCGGTGTCGTCGATGAGGTCGGCGAGCCTGTGGGCAACCGCCGTCAGGTCCGTGTCCGTGAGTCGGACCGGGAGGTCGCGCAGCTCGCGCGCCAGGACCTGGAGTGACAGCGCGCCGGCGAGTCGGTCGGCGAACGCCTGGGCGCCGTCGCCCTCGACGACGACGGTCGTTCCAGCTCCCGCGTCGATCGGTTCGCTACGCTCGACGGGCTCCCCATTCTGGCCCGGCTCTCTTACTCCCGGATCATCGGGTCGCCGTCTAGTCTCACCCGGACCAGAACCCGCGTGCTCCTGCTCATCATCTTTCATTGGGATTTCCTTCCGGGGTTGCGCTGGTTGCCATCCTGGGGCGTCGACGTCGATCCCGTCGGCATCCGAGGCGCGCCGCACGCCCAGGCCTGGGCGCTCGACGTACAGGACGACCTCGCCGGCGCCGCCGCGGCCCCGGTAGGCCTGGGCGCGCCGGCCGTCGGGTAGATCGAGGTACGCGCCGACGATGCTGCGCTCGAGGGCTTCGCGCGCCGTCATCGCCACCGCCAGTGATAGATGGCGCCAGTGAATGGCAGGCGCCCGTGCCAGAAGTTCGCCATCTGACCGAGCGGCCGGACGTCGCGGAACCCGTCGCGATGCGCCAGGGCCTCGGCTTCATCGCGCGTCAACAGCTCGTCGTCAACGAAAATCTGCAGACCCTCGTGCAACGAGGGACCGACGATGCGGATCCGCTCGACGCGGATGCATGGGGCCTTCAGGAGCAGGCGCGCGCGCTTTGTCCGGAGCCCGGTGTAGAGGTACATCGTGTTGCCGACTTCGTCGGGTCGGACGCGCGGCCCGCGGATCGTGTGCGACTTCGAGCCGTCGAGGATGAACGGCACGAATTGCGGCTTGAAGTTGTATAGACCCATCAGCGCGGGAACTCCTGCACCCACAGCTCGTCCGGAATCCGCCCCTGCTGCCCAGGACGCCGACCCGAGTCCTGCTTGACGAACAGCGGGATCCCGAGGGCGCGACACCCGCCGACGAACTCGGCGAGCCACGTCAGCTCGAGCGCCCGATGGACCGGGCCCGACTCCCCGCCGACGATGTACCAGCCGATCCCGGGCGTCGCAGGGAGCGGCCCGAGGACGGGCTCATAGCTGATCCAGCGCGGCCCCGCGCACGCGAGATCGAGCAGTGCCTGGGCCCGCCAGAGATAGTCCGCGTGCTCCACCGTCGTCCCCGGCCACACGTTCGGCAGAGAGAGAATGTCCGTGGGCACCACCCTCGCGTAGTTCTGAGGACGCTTCGTCAGCAAGAGCCAGTCGAGCGCCGGGGTGTGGGCGATGATGAACCAGAGCCGTTGACGCGCCTCTGCTAGCTGGCGACCGACGACGTCTTCGCGCGTCTCGAGCACGTCCGCCATCGAGGCGCAGAACACGCGGCGCCGCTCGCCCGCGCGCTCGGCCTTGCGGTTCCATCGCATCGGGAGATCCCAATGCTTGTCGTCGAAGAACCGGCGCGGCGCGTCCTTCCCCCAGACGTCCAGCCCGAGGCGTTTCGAGAAGTCGCGCGCGTAACAGTGGTCGCACGCCGCCGAGACCTCGACGCACCCCCACCACGGGTTGAAGGTGTGATGCGCCCAGGCGATGCCAGTCGTCTCGCCCATCACGACGCCCGGAGCCGGCCCGATCGCAACTCCGCGGCCGCGCGTTCAAACAATCTCGCCACCTGGTCGGTCCCGAGCCCGCCCGGACGGAGCGTCGCGAGCGTGCCCTCGAAGTCGATGTGCACGGCGCCGCGCGCCTCGTGCCCGTGGCAGGCCTCGCCTCCGTGACAGACCGCGACGCACAGGAGCACGACCGGCACCTGGCCGTCGTACTCGACTTGGCGGCGCGCCATCGCCTCGCGGAACTGGTGCCAGGCGTGCCGCTCGTTCTGGGCGCTCATTGAGGAAACCCAAGCGTCATCGGCGCCGGCGGCGGCCGTGTGCAGACGCGTGCCCGCGCGCCGGCGCCGGCGACAGCGCCCGTCGGAGGGCCCCGAGGAGCCGGCGTGCCTGGGCCTCGGGCAACGCCAGGTCGATCGGCCCGAGCTGGAGGACCGCGGCCGCGTCGAATCGCTCGCTCACTGAGCCGGTGACCCGGATACCGGCGCAGCTCGAGCACACGCCCTGTTTCCCGCGCCGATCCTCGAGGACCCACGAGCAGCCGCCGGGGCAGGCGGCGTCGTCGGTGCAGCTGCAGAACAGGCAGGTCACGCGGCCGCCTCGGGCCTGGGTGCCGGCGCCATCTCGTCGACGATCTTCTTGACGTCGATGCCAAAGGCCTTCGCGCGCTTCGGGAACTCACGGGGGGCCCGCCAGTCGTCGCGGACCTCTTGCGCCAGGATCCGGAACGCCGTGTGCCGCACCAGGTCCTCGGCCGTCTTGCCGAGCGGCACGGTGTCGGGCACACCCTCGCCGTACTCGCGGATCGACCCGAGGATGATCTGGGCCAGGAGCCCCGTCGCTTTCGTGGGCGCCTTCTTGACGGCGGCCGCCAGCGCTTCCAGGATTGCCGGCGCGGCCTTCTTCCACCGCGCGCGCTCGGCCTCCTGGCGAGCCTCCTGTTCCTTCCGCTTGCGCTGCTCGATCTGCCAGCGCTCCTCCCCGGAGCGCCCGCCCTTGGCCGCCGCCTTCGCGCGCTGCACCTTTTCCTTCTGCTCGGCCGCCCAATGCTTGGCGCACTTCTCCTTCGCGATGCAGATCTTGAAGGCCTCGCCCCGGCCGGGCCCGACCACGATGACGCCCGTGATCGCATGCTCGCAGGACTTCTTGTCGGCGGACTTCCACGAGCGCGGCCCGATGATCCGCTCCTTGGGATCACGGGCCTCCTTCTGGACGTAGTAGCTGTGCGTGATCTGCGCGACCTTCTCGGCGGCCTCGGTGGCGGCCGCGATTGCGCCGACGGTATCCGGGAACAGCATCGGATCCGCGACCGCGCGGTCGAACTTCACGTGCTGGTCGATCCAGCCCTGCAGCTCGCGCACGCTGACCGGCTTCAGCCCGGCGTAGGGGTCGGCCTTCTTCGCGGCTCGCCGCGTGTCCGACTCGGCGGGATCCCAGAGCGAGTCCTCCGCCTCGAAGACAGCGCCGCGCTCGTTGGGATCGATCGCCCGCTTCTGATCGTCGGGCTTGAGCCGCGCCAGGAGGATCGCGTGCCCCGCGGTGATCTTGTCCTCCAGGAAGAGCTGCTGCGCGTCTTTCGTGAGCGAGAGCAGCTTCATCCGGTCGTAGACGTACTTGACCGACTTGCCGACGCGCTCCGAGATGCGCGCGACGTCGCACCCGCCCTTGTCGAGGAGTAGCCGGTAGCCCTCGGCCTCTTCGAGCGGGTGGACGTCCTCACGCTGGAGGTTCTCGATCGTGAGGACCTCGAGGAACTCGGTGTCGGTCATCTCGCGGACGATCGCCGGGACCTCGTCAACGCCGGCGAGCTTGGCCGCGCGGTAGCGCCGGTGGCCGGCGGCGATCTCGAAGCCGGCCGCGTTCGGCCGCACGAGGAGCGGCGTGAGCACGCCTTTCGCCGTGATGCTGGCGGCCAGCTCCTTCAGCGCCTCGGCGTCGAAATGCTTCCGTGGGTTGAGCTTCGCTTCGTGGAGCTTGCGGAGCTGCAGGACCTGGTAGCCGAGCGTGGCGTTCGTCATGGCGTCACCTCTTTTCCGAAAGCAGCCGCACCTCTTTTCCGAAAGCAGCCGCGAGCGCTTGCTCGAACGCACGATGGCCCGCCAGCTCCGCCTCGAGCTGCTCGAGCGCCGCGCGGATCGCGGCCACGGGATCGGCGCCGTTCGGCGCGGCGCTCATGGCGGGGCTTCTTCGCCTTGGCGGGCTTCGGCTTCGTTGCCGACTTCCCGTTCGGGCACGTCTTCCGTCCGTGCCCGACCTCTCCGCAGAATCCGCACGGTCTCGCCATCGATGGGGCCTCCTCTTGAGCGGGGGGTGGGTCGGGAGCCGGGGACGGTGGCTCCGCATGCTGATCAGCCGTGAGCTCGGCCTCCTCTTCGACGGCCACCTCGATCTGCCGGGCCGCGATCACGGCGTCGATCCGATTGGCCTGGTGCGCGGTGATCAGGTGGTCCGCGAGATCCCGACGTGTAGGGAGGAGGGCGTCGCACTTGGGGCACCCGAGTTGATGTGCGTCGGTCATCGCGCCCCCCAGCGGTGGTCGGGCTGTGCTAGTTTCTGTGCTCGGAGCCCCCCGGAATCGGGGGGATCAGCCGGACCGCGGGCGATTGAGAGCAGTGATGGCGCCGGCTTGCCGGCCGCGTTGAACTCAGGGCATACGCGAGCGATCAGGTTGCCCTCGGAGAGTACCGCCTCCTGCTCCGAGGCGAACACCCAGATCAGCAGCCGGTCTGTCGGCTCGATCCGAAGGCGATGGTGGTACGCGGAGAATGGGCGAGCGATGCCGGCGATGCTGCGCCCGATGTAGAGCACTCGGTCGTCGCGGGCCCAGCAGTACACGATCGGCTGCTTGGCGCGCTGGACGTCAACCCCGGCGATGTCGAAGTCCGGCGTCGGGAGCACGTCGGCCAGGACCCCTGGGAGCGCGCCATCGGGACGCGCGGCCAGCAGAGGACGTCCGAGACCTCTGACCGGCAGCGAGGCGCCACGAACGCTCCGAAGGACAGCCAGGGCCTCTGCGCGAGTCCGCACAGGCGCCCCGAGCACCTTCGCGGCCGACTGGCGGACCACGCGGCCGAGCGACCGGTAGCGAATCCACCACGAGTGACCGCGTTGGTAGACTGACCCACGACCGCGGCGTGAGTCAGAACGATTACCTCTCGGAGGCGCGAGACATACAGCGTTCGGCGCGAGGACCAGAACTTCCGGCGGTGGACCCCTCGAAATCTCAGCGTTTTCGGCGCCGAGAGTCGAACCCGGCTTACACGCCTTCTCTGGCGCGATATACACTTACGCAGCACTCCCGGGGGGAGGTACAGAACTCGGGCCTGTAACCTCCCCACCGCTGGGCGGGTTACACAGCAGATCTTCGGCGGGTCGATCTGACAGCAGCATCGCCGTCTCCTCCGCCTGGCGGTCGACGACATCGGCGTAGATCGCGGTCGTCGACAAGTCGGCGTGCCCCATGACCTTCTGGATCTTCCGAATGTCCCCGCCCCGCTCGAGCATCGCGGTGGCCGTGGTGTGACGCCACCGATGCGGCGTGCACGTCGGGACGCCCGCGGTCTCGCCCCACGCGCGGAGCCGCTTGTTCACCATCTTCCGCGTCCACGGCCGGCCCTCGTGCTGCGAGAACACGAACGTCTTCGCCCGGAGATCGGTGGTCAGCAGGTAGTCGCGCAGGACCTCGGCCAGCTCCGGGACCACATAGACCACGCGCTCCTTTCGCCCCTTGCCGTGGATGCGGATTTGCCGGAGCCGGCCGAGGTCGTCAGCTAGGCAGTCCTCGACGCGGATCGCGCAGAGCTCCCCGACACGGACGCCGGTGTAGTACAGAATCGCCCGCACGCAGCGCTCCTGCAGCGGCAGGTCCAGCGCCAGGAGCCGCTTGCGCTCGGCGCCGGAGAACGGCCGCGGCAGCGTGCGCGGGCGCTTGATGCGCGGCGCCGCCAGCATCGGGTTCTCGTGCCACAGCCGCTCGCGCTGGCCCCACTTCGCGAACTCGTTCAGCGTGGCCCGGCGTCGGTGCAATGTCGCCATCGAGAGGTTCTTCTCCGACAGCATCGCGAAGAACCGGCGCACCAGGTCCTGGGTGAACGAGAACACGGAGTCGGAGGCGTACACCTTGGCGAGCGAAGTCAGCAGCCCGAGGTCGGATTGATAGTTGACGTAGGTCTGCCGCGACAGCCGCGGCCGGTTCTCGAGGAGAAACTTCTCGACGGCGGTTGAGAGCGTCATGTGTCGCCACCCCCGACGGAGCGAGATGGCCCGCTCGCGCGGGCGCTGGGTGGCGAGGAGCATGGCCGACGCGCTGGACACGGTCAAGCCTTCCGCCGCGCTAGGACGTGCGCGATCGCCAGCGCCTCGAGCGCGAGC